ATGTGCTCTTCGGATAGTTGACGCCATTAGAGACGTTGGCTTTGATGTACAGAGTGGTGGTGTGCTGTATGATCTGATTAGGGGCTGTGGGTGCTCAGTAGAGGAGATATCAGAGCACGGTAGGGCTTGACATTTCTTAAAAAGTATGATACTATCATTATGTGATCGATTCGCCAGTATTGTCGGTGTCCCCACGTAACATACAACATGGACAGCCAGTCAAACAGGTGATCTATCACGCTTGGGGCTATCGGCCAGTGGTTAAGCCGTCACCCTTTCACGGTGAATACTCCAGTTCGACTCTGGGTAGCCCTATGTTTCTACGGGAAGGTAGCTCATCTGGTTAGAGCACGATTCTTATAAAGTCGGGGTGGGAAGTTCAAGTCTTCCCCTTCCCAAGTAAGCCTACATTGGATTCAGCCCCCATGTAGCCCGTAACCAGCCGGGAAGCCGTACATAGCTGTACCCACACGGTGATGTGAGTGGAAGCCTCACTTTACATTGTAGCTTAGTTTCTAGGAGGGTATATGGGCAAGAACAAGATTCTGCTTATCGTGGGTGTCGTCTGCATTGTGCTCGGCACCGTCGCTATGACTATCGGGGGTATCGCTTCCGGTTCGGTCGTGGCTATCGTGGAGGCTGTAGCCGTAGTGGTCGGCCTTATCATCGGTATCTTCGGAGTAAAGAAGCTCCTGAAGAGTAAGTAAGGGGGTATTGTGGATTATGTAGAGCGTCTAGTACAGCTTCGCCTAACGGTCATAGGTAGTATTGAGGACTGTCTTAATGGCATAAACGTTGATGTGCCTCGTCTGGATGCGCTGAACCGCCTCCTTTGTACTGTGAACGATGTGCTTATGGATGGGTGTGAGTAAGTAAGACGATGTTCCGAACTGTCGTACATTATTATTAACTGTATGACTTTTCGGAATACTTGGAGAAGTAGCTCAGTTGGTTTAGAGCGTTCGCCCGTTAAGTGAATGGTCGGCGATTCGATCTCGCCCTTCTCCTCACAGCGCGTAGGAACAACGCGACGTAGAACGGCCTATACAAATGGAAGTGGCTCCGCATCGTATGGCGGCGTGTTCCCAGCACGAGGCTCTGGGTTCTTTTTCTTACCCGTCCGCATTGGGCGGGTTTTTTGTCGGCATCTTAGCATATAGCTATAATATAGGAGTGTCTATGGACGTGTCTCGAAAGGTATTATCGGATGTTATTCTGCATATGAAATATGCTCGATATCTGCCAGAGGAAAAGAGAAGGGAAACATGGGAGGAAGTCGTAACGCGCAATATGAATATGCACATTGTAAAGTTTCCCCAATTGGAGCAAGAAATTAGGGATAACTATAAATATGTATACGAGCGAAAGGTGCTTCCATCCATGCGAACAATGCAATTCGCTGGAAGGCCCATAGAACTGAATTGTTCTAGGGGGTATAACTGTGCATACCTCCCCATAGATACAGTTGAGGCGTTTTCTGAAACTATGTTCCTACTTCTCGGAGGTACAGGGGTGGGGTATTCAGTGCAGACTCACCACATTGAAAAACTTCCCCCGCTTCGCGGCCCTATCCGTGCAGAAGAAGACGGGGGCAAAGGCCGACGTTATCTCATAAACGACTCGCTTGAGGGATGGGCAGAAACGATAAAGATTTTGATGGAATCCTACTTCTTTGCTAAAAAGGATATCGATTTTGATTATAGGGATATACGCCCAATGGGGGCACAACTGCTTACTGCTGGCGGCAAGGCTCCCGGCCCCCAACCCTTAAAGGATTGTGTACATAATATCCGAAAGATTCTGGATTCAGCACTTCAGTCTAGGGGAAGGAATTGTCACCTTACCTCGTTAGAGGTACATGATATTATGTGCTATATCGCTGATGCAGTTCTTAGTGGTGGAATTAGACGAAGTGCCATGATAAGTTTTTTCTCGTTTGATGATGAAGAAATGTTGAATTGTAAAAATGGAAGGTATTGGGAGAGTGCCCCTCAGCGCGGAAGGGCTAATAATTCTGTGGTTCTATTGCGACATAAACTTACCAAGGCAGACTTCAGCAAGATATGGAAGAGAGTAGAGGCAAGCGGTACAGGAGAGCCGGGGGTATTCCTAACTAATGATAAAAATATGTTAGGAAATCCTTGCAATGAAGCCTCACTCCATGAAAATACTTTCTGTAACCTCGTCACCATGCTTGTATCCGATATTGATACACAGGAGGAGTTTGAGGTGCGCTGTAAGGTTGCCACGTTTATTTCGACACTTCAAGCATCGTATACAGAGTTTCATTATCTTCGGGAGGTGTGGCGTAAAAACACGGAGCGGGATGCTTTGCTTGGTATATCTATGACGGGCATCGCTACTAAAGAATTTCTTGATACTGTTAATCTGTCAAAGGGTGCAGAAGTAGTTTTGGCTGAGAATGAGCGTGTTGCTAAGATCATAAAGATCAATAAGGCGGCACGTACCTGTTTGACCAAGCCGGACGGAACTTCGTCTCTTTTATTGGGCTGTTCTTCTGGCATCCATGCTTGGTATGATAAGTTCTACATTCGCAGGATCCGTGTTGGCAAGAATGAGCCTATTTATACCTACTTCAAGATAAACAATCCAGATGCACTGGAAGAGGATAAGATGTCAAATGGGGGTGCCATTATTGTGTTGCCCATAAAGGCACCTGATGGGGCTATTACTCGTAATGAATCTGCACTAGATACGCTTGAACGGGTGCGAAAGGTCTACAACGAATGGATAGTGCCGGGGCATCGTAAGGGGAGTAATACTCATAATAGTTCTGTAACGGTCAATATAAAACCGGATGAATGGGATACAGTAGAAGAATGGATGTGGGAAAATAGGGATCATTATAATGGCATATCGGTACTTCCCTATGATAATGGTGTGTATGAACAGGCTCCTTTTGAGAGTATTACGGAGGAGCAGTACAATGAGATGATTTTGAAGGTGCAGGATATTGATCTACGTGGAGTGCTGGAAGATCAAGACGGCACTAACTTATCAGGCGAGATCGCTTGTGGTGGCGGAGCCTGCGAATTACGATAAAACCCCTTGACTTTTTTCTAAAAAGGTAGTACACTCTCTCTTGTTGAGGTGAACGAACGGAGAGAAGGAGATGGTCGGGGGAAACGATCATCCGAGATAGCCCCGTTGCCGGAAAACGTAACCGGCTTATTTTTTAGAGACTTAGCAATCTTTTTATAGGGGGTATATATGAGGAAGGTGATCGGCTGGACTGGTATAATTCTTATACTTCTAGCTGTATTCGTTGGACTGCCTTGTGCTCTATGGGGCATTAGTTGGACAAGCGTGTTCACTGGAATCTGTGTCGGTGTTGGTGTGGCTATATTTATAGCGGTGTTTCGGTTTTTCATTTATCTGATCGAGTAAGGAGGAATTTATGGAGTTCAACGGATTCAAGCAGAAGTTACAGGAGCATATCACGGAAATGCTCACCGGAACGGACACGCTCTTCACCGTGGATGTAGACAAGGATGCGCTTTGGGAGACCTACCTTAGCAGTTTTCCTGAAGACACCAATCCTATGTTCAGGAAGCGGACAGAGCACGACTGTTCCGCTTGTAGGCACTTCATCAAGGCGTTCGGTAATGTCGTCACGATCAAGAATAACATAGTCACTTCGATATGGGACTTCGAGGTCAACGCCGATTATCAGCCGATAGTGGACGCTCTTTCTGCTTTCGTGAAGTCGAAGCCTGTCACTGACATATTCGTTACTAAAGAGACGAATATGGGCATCGACAAGAACCACGAGCAGTCCAAGGAGACTGGTGAGATTCTGACGTGGGAGCACCTGTACTACAGGCTTCCTGCCAAGTTCCTCACGGTGCTTCCATATGGTGAGACGCTGGATGGTGTTAAGGGTAAGCTCCGTGATGTGCGGAATGTCTTCAAGCGTTCCCTTACGGAGATATCCGAGGATTCTGTTAAGACGGTTCTTGAGCTTATCGCTCAGGGTTCGCTGTACAAGGGTGAAGAGTGGGAGGCTGTGCTCAAGCAGTTCCTCAAGCACCACAAGGCTTACAACAGTCTTTCAGATGATCTCCGTGAGCTGTATGCGTGGGAGCAGAGTGTTCTCGTCGGCCCGGTTATAGGGAAGATCAAGAACCACTCCATTGGTACTCTTCTTACGGATATTACCGAGGGTACTGAGTTGGATGAGGCTGTTCGTAAATACGAGGCCATGGTGGCTCCGAGCAACTATAAGCGCCCCAAGGCTATCTTCACAAAGAAGATGCTTGAAGACGCCAAGAAGAAGCTCGAAGCGCTTGGCTACATGGAGTCGCTAGGACGTAGGAGCGCTACACTTGACGACATCACGGTGAACAATACCCTGTTCGTCAATAGGGACGCCGCGAAGCGTGTTGGTGGTTCTGTATTCGATACGATGGCTGGGTCAGTCGCTGTGAATCCTAAGAAGTTCGATAGGGTGGAAGAGATCAGTATTGATGACTTCGTGGGAAGGGTTCTGCCCACGGCGACGAAGGTTGAGGCACTATTTGAGAACCGGCACGTTGCCAATTTGGTATCCCTGATTGCTCCGAAGAATATGGATGCACAGACATTGTTCAAGTGGAACAATGGATTCTCGTGGGCCTATTCCGGTAATATCACGGACTCTATGAAGGAGCGAGTGAAGGCGGCGGGTGGTAAGGTAGACGGTGTGCTTAGATTCTCTATTCAGTGGAATGATCGAGAGGATCACAACCGGAATGACTTTGATGCCCATTGTGAAGGGCCGAGTGGGCATATCTACTTTGCTGTGCCGCGTGATTCTGCTGGGGGTAATTTGGATGTGGACATCCGTGTACCGCAGGAGCGTGTACCGGCTGTAGAGAACATTACGTGGCCTGTACTCTCACGGATGGCCGAAGGTCGTTACAAGTTCTATGTTCATAACTTCGCCCATCGCGGAGGCCGCTCGGGTTTCTCTGCTGAGATAGAGTTTGATGGTCAGATTTTCTCGTTCTCCTATGATCGTGAAGTGCGACAGGATGAGGATATACAGGTCGCCACGGTTCAGTATAGCCGTAGGGATGGATTCAAGCTCATAGAGAGTCTTCCGTCGTCTACGTCTTCTCGCAAGGCTTGGGGGCTTGACACGAACCAATTCCTCCCGGTATCCATCGTGATGCACTCCCCGAACTATTGGGATAAGCAGGACGGCATCGGGAACAGGCATTACTTCTTTATGCTCAAGGATTGCATAAATCCCGAGAGTCCTAATGGATTCTTCAATGAGTATCTGAAGGAAGACCTGTTGGAGCATAAGCGTGTATTTGAGGCGCTTGGTGCCGAAATGCGTGTCGAGGAGACGCAGGATCAGCTATCTGGTATAGGGTTCTCTTCTACGAAGAGGAATTCGCTCATCGTTAAGGTAGAGGGGCAGACTAGCCGCACTCTAAAGATAAACTTTTGAAGGAGGATCGCATGGATTTTGAGAAGGCTACGCGCATGAAGTTTCGTTACCCTTATATGGGTAATCTTACCACGGAAGACCTTTGGGACTTGACTGTTGAGGAGCTTGATAGTATCTTTAAGAATCTCAACAAGCAGGTGAAGTCAGCGCAGGAGGAGACTCTGCTTGGTGGGCGCAAGACGAAGGCTGAGAACGTCGTTGACATGCAGATCGAGATTGTCAAGCGCATTGTCGAGGTCAAGCTGGCTGAGGCCGACGAGAGGAAGACACTGAAGGAGAAGTCCGAGCGCAAGCAGAGGCTTTTGTCCATACTGGCGTCGAAGCAGGAAGCCGAACTTCAGGGTAAGTCCACCGAGGACATCCAGAAGATGATCGACGAGCTTTAAGGGTCAAGCGCGATTCCCCGAGTGTGAGCAGGGGTATATCGGGTCATAGCCAAGCTGGTAAGGCATCTGCCCTTGGAGCAGACACGCGAAGATTCAATCCCTTCTGACCTGATTTCTTTATTGCCATCGTAGCTCTAATGGTAGAGCGTGCCCGTTGTAAGGTTAAGGTTAGGGGTTCGATTCCTCTCGATGGCTAGATGGGCAGTAAGCCCAAAACAATCTATTGGTGGAGGTTTTATGGACAACCAGAATGTGGTGTTTCTTGAGGGTACTATCGTCTACACCCCGGAAATGGTGGAGAAGGATGGTAAGAAGGCAGTCAATTTCGTCGTAGAGAACCTTCGGACGAATCAGAATGGGCAGTCGCGGTTCAAGTATAACTGCGTGGCGTGGGGGGCGATAGCGGATAGGTACATCGATAGGCTCAAGGAAGGCACGTTCGTCAGGATCACGGGGCATCTTCAGGATAACGTACTGGAACTGCCAGAGGACAAGATTTTCCACTATAGCAAGACGTGTGCTAACTACATAGAGTTCGAGTAAGACATAAGGGGGCATGGTTCGTAGGGCTGTGCCCCTGTTCATTAAGGAGACCGTGTGTTTGATCTGATTTCATTCTGTAAGAACTACGGCATCCACTACGCCACTAAGGGCAAGAACATAGGCCCCGGCTGGTTGGGGCTTAATTGCCCCTTTCATCACGATACCGCTTTCCATATGGGCTTCAATGCTTCCGGCTCATACTTTTACTGCTGGAAGTGTGGGGGGCATTCGGTTCAGAATGTCATCAAGGAATATCTCAAGTGTTCTTCCTATGAAGCACAGTCTATCGAGGATGAATATGGCACGAGGGGCACACTTCTTGATTCCATTAACCGGAAGACCCCACAGGCCACTTCCCTTGTCCTTCCCGGTGAGCCTTTAACGGGTATCTATCGGAAGTACCTTCGTAAGCGTGGCCTTGATCCTGATGAGATTGTAGAAAACTATGGGGTACAGGCTGGGGGCATAGTCGGTGATTGGAAATACCGGCTGATGATCCCAGTGTATCAAAATGGAACACTTGTAACGTATCAAGGCCGAGATATAACCGGAAACACCGATTTACGTTACAAGACCTTATCAGTTGAACAAAGCGTCATCAACCCGAAGCATTGTTTGTACAATCAAGATAAGGTACCAAGTAGAGAGAAGATCGGGGTATGCGAGGGTGTAGTGGATGTATGGAAGCTCGGCGAAGGTTTTGTGGCTACGTTAGGAACTTCAACTACTGAAGAGCAAGTTAGGAAATTGTCTATATATGAGAATGTCTATATAGTGTTTGATCCAGAGATAGAGGCACAGAGGCGGGCTAAGAAACTCGGAGAGCGGGTGGCCGTGATGGGGGCTAATGTTGAACTAGTGGATACGGGGCTAGACCATGACCCCGGAGATATGACACCGAAAGAGGTTGAGAACTTTCGGGAAGAGCTTGGATTTTAAGGAGAATATAGTGACACCACAACAGGCATATGATATTGAGGATTTTCTTAGGAAACGGGGATATGTGTCAGGACTTCTAATAGACGCAGTGAAGACCTATTATGACGATATTGAGGCATATTTTGAAGAATACGGCACCTTGTGGACAGACAAAATCAATGAATTAGAGGAAAGAATAGAGGAGTTAGAAGAGGATATAGAGCAACAAAAACGTACTATTTTAGAATTAGAGCAGGAAAATTTCGATTCATTGAAGGAGGCTAAGTGCGAACAATAGACTATGACGGAACTAAACTGATAATAAAGTTCTATGTGCCTACCTATGAATTCCAAAAAACGGTTGATCTTGTAAAGACGTGTGAAGGTAGAAGTTTTGACCCGGCCAAGAAGCGATGGACGGCTTTCCCTACACAAGAGAACATAAGCCTTCTCGTAGCGAACAACTTCATCGCTTCTCCCAAGGTCAAAGCCCTATGGAAAGATGCACCCGTTTTCGTGGATGAAATGATTCCCCTTGCCGATATTGACGCCTCCAAGCTCGACAAACGACTTTTCCCCTATCAGTTTGATGGGGTGAGGTGGCTTGAGGCACATAAGGGTAGCGGGGTCATTGGCCTTCCTGTAGGCTTAGGGAAGTCCAATATCGCCGCGTCGTATGGTAGACTCCACCCCGAAGATCGCCCTATTCTCATTGTCTGCCCTGCTTGCGTCAAGTATAATTGGCAGAGGGAAGTCAAGAAGTGGGCAGGTGAAGAGGCTATGGTATTGTCCGGTAAAACCGTCTACCGGCTCAATACACATTATAAGTGGGTGATTATCAACTATGATATCCTGAAGGAATGGGCCGACACCCTCGTAGAAGCGAAGTTCAAGTATCTTATCGGGGACGAATCGGCCTACGTCAATAATCCTAGCACGTATAGGACGAAGGCGTTCATACGTTTAGCCCGCGTCATTCCGAAGCGGGTTCTTTTATCAGCAACACCGATACGGAATAGGCCATCGGAATTCTTCACTGCTTTGAACCTTGTTGACAGGAAACTGTTCCCTAATAGGAAAAAGTATCTTGATCGATATTGCGAGCCGAAGTTCAATGGCTATAGCTGGACGTACAAGGGCTTGACAAATGAGGAAGAGTTGTTCCATAATGTACAGAAGGTGATGTTCCGTAGACGTAAGGAGGATGTACTTTCTGACTTACCGGATAAGCGGAAGATAATCGTACCGTTCGCCCTTGACTCTGCTTCACAAAAGAAGTATGATAAGGCAAGTGCTTCATTCAAGAACTGGGTGCAGACGCTTGAGGCTACGAAGGCATTATCAAAGAAGGCTCACATTGAAACGCTTCGTCAGCTTGCCTACGTTGGTAAACGGGATGAAGTGATCGAGTGGATTGGGAACTTCCTAGAGAGCGGGGAGAAGCTGGTGGTCTTTGCTTATCATACGGAAGCCATAGACGATCTGGCTAATGCGTTCGGCAAGGGAGCGGTAGTAGTAGACGGAAGGACAAGTAGCAAGCAGAAGCAGAGTAATATCGATGCGTTCCAGAATGATAGTAAGGTAAGACTCTTTATAGGGCAGACTACCGCCGCTGGTGTAGGCATAACTCTTACCGCCGCTAGTAGTATGGCCGTGGTAGAATTTCCGTGGACTCCGGGGGACTTGGAACAGATGTTTGGGCGCATTGACCGTATCGGGCAGGAAGCGAAGATGCTTTCCTACTACTTCCTTGTGGGTGCCGGAACGGTGGATGAGGATACGGCGCTCCTGTTGGATGAGAAGAGCAAGATGCTTGATAAGACGTTGGATGGTTATGTGACTGGTGATATTTTCGGCATGAGCATAGAAGATATGCTGTGCAATCTGTATAAGAAGGGGGAATGATATGGATATCAGTGAGCGGCTTACCTTGTGGCAGAAGAAATATTTAAGCAGGATAAGGGTGCTTCCTGAAGAGACGCAGTTAATCTATATTATCGCTATGGATGCGGTATATGCCCTGATGGAACAACAGGATGCTTTCGGCAAAGCCATAGTCGAAGAACTGCGTGTGAATTGGGCGTTCGATATGGATGATGCCTTGTCTGTTCTCAATGGGGCAGAGCGAAGGATGAGGGAGAAGTAATATGAACGACGAAAGGTGGAAGGAACGGCCAGACTTTCCTTGGGATGATCCAGTAGCAATCAGAAATGAAGGAGCTGGCCTGCTTGGTGAGCTTATGAGTTATGATAAGTTTGCAGAATACCCATCAAACATAAAAGATCGAGTATGTGCATTTGTTGAGTCCGCAGAACTTGAAGAGGGGCGTAGTCGTGTCACTACTGCCAAAAGGATGCCACGTGATTATTTACACTGTAACGAGGCTTGTGAAGGTATGTCCTTGGCTCTTGATATTCGCAATGAGCTTACCCTTAATGAATCGATTATGGCTATTATAGCAGATCGGGAGAGAGTCCGACAAGAATGTGCGGACAAGGCTATAGCTCATCTCCGTAATCCTACTTCCTATGATAAGGTACTTGGATCATATGTATGGACACAGGATTCAATTCGTTCGGCTATAATGGAGGTACAAAGTGGAGATAACTGAAACGATTGCTACTAGGATTATCGATAGGGTTCATAAGCGTGTACCAATAGCTGCTTTGCAGGATTTGGGTATTCTTAATTTTTATGTTGGGGGCAATTCACTTAACAAGTCTCCTCCGAATGATATTGATATTTACCCTACAGGAAAGCTATCTTTGGGAAAATCGTCTTTTGAACGTTTGGATTTCGATAACATTCCTGTTTTATCCACCACTAAAAATGCCACTACAATAAGACTTGGGGGCACCATAGTACAGCTATGTAATTATCTTCATCCTTCTCTCAAAGAGCTTGTGGATTCATTCGATTACGCCCATATTCAAATAGGGGCTGAAATCAACGATAGGAATGTAACATCAGTATACTACAGCGATCATTGGAGGAATGCGCATCTGTTGGAGGATACATGGTTCTGCGGTTCAGAATATCCCTTGAGTTCCCTTATACGAAGCTACAAGTACAAGGATCGGGGGAACTTTGCGGGGAATTCCCACATTTATTCTGTACTGAATATCATCGGAGCTATTGTAGAACGTGGATTTACTTCCTATGAAGACTTCAAGGATCAGCTTGATGCGGTGGATTTGGGGTTGGTGCCAGAGGAATTCGATGAGGTTGGGAGGTCTCAGCTACAGAAATTGTATTCTGTTCTATCAAAGGAGCCGAAACGGGAGGACATGAACGATGCCGTATAAGCAGTTAACAGAGGAAGAGTGGAAAAAGAAAAAAGCTGAATTATCAGATATGTATTTGCACATTGAAGAGTGCCAGAAGTGTGGAAGTCCCGTGATTTTGGGGTATTGTTGTATATACTGTGGAGACAACAATCCTAGTGAGAGGGATACACGTGGGAAATAGGGGGATGCGTGACGCGAACAAAACTTGACTTATCTCCTGAACGACAACTAATAACGCATCTAATCACATCAAAGCAATTTGCTAAAGAAGTATTGCCTCTCTTGAAGCCACGGGCGCTCAAGACTCGTTACGCGCAAGTGGTGTCAGAATGGGTACAAGAATATGTAGATCGATTTGATGACGTTCCGGGAGCGGCTATACAGGATATATACATTGAGCGCCGAAAGGCTTTACGTGATGAGGAGGAGCAGGAGTCAGTAGCAGAATTTCTACAGAACCTTTCCAACGATGCGAACTATGATTCCAATATCGACTTCTATATCGATCAGGCTATCAACTACCTCAAGACCCGTTCACTAGAGCTTACCGTAGAGGAGCTGAATGCTTCCATTGCTTCTGGCGATCCTGCTTCTGGTGAAAGTGCCATAGCGAACTATAAGCGAGTGGGGAAGCCCGAAGGTGATGGCTACTCTATCCTGCATCGTCCGGGTGATATCATATCGGCGTTCATAGAAGAAGCTGAAGTGGCCTTGACATTTCCGGGTGCTGTTGGTAAGGTAGTAGGGCCGTGCCGTAGAGGGGACTTGATATCGTTTATAGCGCCGGTGAAGCGCGGTAAGACGTGGGGGCTTCTCTATAGTGCAGAGACGGCGATGTCACAGGGACAGCGTTGTGTTTTCATAACGTTGGAAATGCCCAAGGCACAGATACTAAGAAGGGCGTGGCAGTCACTCACGGGAAGCCCCAAGATCGACGCGACAGTTTCTATGCCATACTTTGTACCGGATAAGGAAGTGGATGAGGGGATCACGGAAGATACGAAGTGGCGCATACAGAGTAAGGACGTGTACAAGGAAGCAACGAACCTTCAGAATGTAGCAGAAGTGCAGTCCACGATCAAGCGTATGTTTCGTGGTGGTGATTGTAGGTTCATCCCTATGCCCGCCAAAGCTACAACGGTAAAGGACATTGAGACGGTTCTGGATAATCTGTTATATTATAATGACTACGAAACTGATATTTTGATAATCGATTATGCTGACCTTATGGGTGCTAAAAATAATGAGTATAGGCACCAGCTTGATGATATCTGGTCGAATCTGAAGCGGTTGGCGCAGGAACGCAATATCCTTGTACTAACCGCAACGCAGACGAACAGGGCAGGTTTGAGTGGGGATGATCTTACGAGCGACAACGTGGCTGAAGATATGCGTAAGCTGGCACACGTAAGCAAGTTCATAGCATTGAACCAGACGAACCTAGAGAAGCCGAAAGGCATAATGAGGTGGAAGGTCTTACTTGATCGAGATGAACAAAGTCGATGGGATGAGGCGTGTGCCTTGACGTGTCTGCGGATAGGCAAGTTTGTGTTGGATAGCCGGTTGGCTGAGGAGATGGCAGAATGACAAACTCTAGTGATTCCATTTACGAGTTCGAGTTTTATTGCCCATATTGCGATGCTCAATATGACAATTATTACGCTCGTTTTTCTGGGCCAACTAATCACATAGACCAAAAAGTAAAATGTGATATTTGTGGAAATACTTTTAGATTGCAAACATACCTAGAAATAGTAATAGAGACCAGTAAGAAGTTAGAGGGGGACTAATGAACACAGAAAAGGCATGGAGTGATCTGTTTAATGCACTCCCAATAGAGAAACGACGTGAAGTTATTGTGTATGGCATCCATGATGAAATACAAATGATTGAACGAGAAAAGGACAATGTTAAGAAACGGCTACAACGTGATCTTACTGATTTTGACGAACAGATAGCGATATTGCGCCGTTTTCGTGATAAGGTGTGGGATGAGATGATTAAGGGGGGACAAGTATGAATGACGAGTGTAATGCTTATGTCTATGTTTGTCCTTATTGTCATCGTGAAGGCCCTGCTAATCTGGCTACTTTCGACGTACTCAATGGGTGGCGATGCTCTCATTGTAGGAGGCCCGCTATAGTGTTTCAGCTTCGTCAAAAAGGTGATGGGTACGAAAGGATAGAGATTCCGACATGAAAACAGAGATACTTGACGAGTGGGCGCGGCATAATTCCTTTACTGAATTGATAGTAATGCGTGGACGATTTCATAAAGAACATGAAGGGTCAGTAGAGTGTACCTGTGACCAGTGTGCCGCTGTGACAATATGTTCGCTGGCGTATGATGGGTACAATTCTAATGGGGATTGTCTTTATGACAAGTAGGAGCCAGCATGAATGATACAGAGCGCCTATTGAGTAAGCTAGGTGTTAGTGAGAACGTGTATACACTGATGGCCGTGGACGCATTTGAAGCACAGATTATTCAGTATGCGTGTGATCGACTACGGCACTTCTATAGAGACAATGAGGGGTTGTTTGGTTCATCTATAGATGAGGTTTGTAGCGTTATAACAGACTAGGAGGTTGGTATGATAATGTCATCTTGGACTATAGAGTGCCCGGTGTGCGACCATACCATGTGGGGCGACACTGAATTGAGCAATGAGGAACTGGAGTGTCCTGACTGTGGTAGTATCTTAGATGTGAGCACGGCGATAGAGTGGGATACTTCGGTTGAAGTGAAGGAAGAGCACCATAACGATTGTGATGAGGATGACGAATGAAAGTAGATCGACTAAAACTAATAGCGGCTTTGGAGATTGTAGTGCCGGGGGCTTCTACCAGTACGCAGATCAGCGGGTGTGATAGGGTTACAGCCTTCAACGGCCACCTCTACACATTCTCTGATACCATAGCAATCAAAACCAAATTCAAGTTCTCTGAAGAGCTTGAGGTAAGCGTTTCCATCTATGACCTTCTCACGACGCTCAAGCGTTACGCCGTGCCGGAAGTAAGCATAGAGTTAAAGGATGCGGTGCTTATACTCAAGGGTGGCAAGGCTAAGGCGTCTCTCAAGACGTTCCCGGTAACGAAGAATTCTGTTCTCTACTTGGCCCCGCCGCCTATGATTGATCTGCCGTCAGATTACTACGATGCTTTCGTATCGTGCCTTATCCCCGGCAACAAGACTACCTTTGCCGGTATCCTGTTCGATGGGTTCTCAGCCATGTCCACTGATCGCAATAGGATAAACTTCGTGGAGCTTTCCAAGGATTCCCCGAGGTTCTGGATTAACGATTCTGGTGTCAAGGTCATCATTAAAGCGGGGAATATCTTCAGCTCGTATGGTGTATCACAATCACATCTCTGGATTACTGATGGTGCTACTGTGATGGCGTTTAGGCGCTTGAATGATGAGCAGTACCAGACTGACCTTATAAGGACGTACTACGGTATGTGTAAGATCGAAGAAGTGCCGAACTTTGATATCCCGGTAGGGCTACTCGAAGCGGCGAACAGGGCGGCACCATTTACTGCTACTGAAGAGAATTTACACCCGATAGAGATTACGATATCTCCTGAAGGTATAGAGGTGAAAACGCATAGCGGTTCTGATGCTTATGAGGAATTGGTGGAGTTTGATGAGCCGTTGGATGTAGAGCCGGTGACGCTCAAAGTAGACTATACACAGTTCTTGTATGGCCTCAAGAAGAGTACGAAGATGGGTGTGAAGCATATACAGCGGGATACACATGAGTATCTGATGCTGGTGCTGTATGGAGAACGAAGTACGTTGATGCTGAATACGTTGAAGTAAGGAGGTAGGAATGGCGACACTAATTCATGGTGACTGTCTTGTTGAAATGCAAAGCATAGCAGATAAAAGCGTCGATATGATTCTATGTGATCTTCCTTATGGCACTACAAAATGTAAGTGGGACGCGGTTATCCCGTTTGAGCCACTATGGGAGCAATATAAGAGAATCATTAAGAACGATGGCGCTATAGTTTTGTTTGGTAGTGAGCCGTTTTCAAGTTCTTTGAGGCTGAGTAATATAAAGGATTACCGCTATGACTGGTACTGGGAGAAAGACAAAGGGGCAAACTTTCTTTTTGGTAATAAAATGCCCATAAAAATAATAGAAATTATAAGTGTGTTTTATGCGCATCAGCCCACGTATAATTCACAGAAAACCATAAATCCAGCAGGGGTATCCCGTAGGCATCTTTCTAAAAATCCCAGTAAGATTACTAAAAATGTGAAAGATGTGATGGGGGATTCTTGGTCAGAGACAGTGATGGATGAAACCCAGAATTATCATGGTAGAGATTACGAACCAGATAAGCTATTAGCCAAACAACTTATATACTTTGCTAGGGATGCACGTGGAAAAGTGCATCCAACTCAAAAGCCAGTAGCCCTTCTTGAATACCTGATTAAGACCTACACGCTTGAAGGCGAGATTGTGTTAGACAATGCTATGGGTTCGGGCAGTACAGGAGTAGCTTGCAAGAACCTATACAGAAGATTCATCGGTATAGAAAAAGACGATACTTACTTTGAGATCGCTAAGAAACGGATAGAAGAAGCATAAGGAGGACTGATTGGGGTTTTTTAACTTACTTGAGGACGCCCCAACCATTCGGGGCGATGAGCGGGTGTCCTCCAAGGTAGCAGTCAAACGCTCTACCTTGTCGTGTGAAGATTGTAGGCTGAACGAGGGGTGCCATAGCCCTAAGCTCCGTTTCACCGGGGAAGGCCAGAAGCAAGTACTTATCGTTGGCACTCGGCCTTCCTATGATGAAGACGACGCTGGGGAGCTTGGTTCTGGCCTAGAGTATTGTTTCATCCATGATACCCTTCGTCAGCTTGGTATTGACATGGCGAAGGATTGCTACTACACTACGGCTATCAATTGTGCCCCATCAAAGAATCGTGCCCCGAACTTCACGGAGATCAGCGCTTGTCGTTCTAGGCTTCTTAGCCTTATCAATAAGCTGAAGCCGGTGTCTATCATTCTTCTTGGTGAAACCGGCTTTGATTCGCTTATTGAGCCACGCCTTTCTGGACGTATTACCGGACTAGCGTTTTCTGCCTTTGTAGGAGAACATATTCCCGATCAGGAATATAAGACATGGCTCACGCCGATCTGGTCTGTAGCGTCTATGATGGAGCGGAAGTCGTATGATGATGGCAATGAATCAAAGCCACGGTATGAACGAGACATAGCCTTCTATGGTATGTGGAAAGATCATCTCTATAAAGCCTTTAATCTACAGCCAGTATCTTTAATAGATTATAGAGACCAGACTGCCATCACGCAGGATGAGTCAAAGGCTATCGAGTGGATTGAACAGGCTATGAGCTGGAAGCGTATGGCGTTCGACTATGAGACCACGGGAAGGAAGCCGCACCGGGAAGGCCAGAAGATATGGTCAGTATCGATTAGCGATGGCTATGCTTCCTATTCATTCCCGTTCTTTACGAGTGATAAGTTCAAAGCCGCATGGAAGGCTCTTATGCTTTCAGATGTCAAGAAAATAGCACAGAACCTTTCATTCGAGATGCTATGGACGTATGTACAATGCGGCTATTGGGTAGCGAACTGGGATTGGGATACGATGCTTGCTCAACACTGCCTGAGTAACCAAAAGCCTACGGGCCTCAAGTTCATGGTCTATACTGAATTCGGCCACTCTGGGTATGATGATGAGGTGGATGAATATCTCAAGGCAACTGCCGCAGAGGAGAAACTACATGGTGCCAACGCTATCAACCAGATACATCGTGCCCCCATGGAACCTTTACTTACCTATGGTGCCTTGGATTCTCTCTACACCTTCAAGCTGGCTGATCGCCAGTCTGCCCGTATGTCTGCCTTTCAGCGTAAAGGTTTTGAATTCTTTATGGAGTCGGCACAGACATTAACGATTGCTCAGGCCAATGGGTTCAATGTCACTCTTGACAAGCTACAGGAGGTACAGGAAGAACTGGACACGCAGATGCTTGTACAGCACCAGAAGATCATGGGAAGCCCCTTATTGGGACAGTGGACAGATGGGACGTTTAATTATCAGTCATCTCCACAGTTATCAAAACTTCTCTATGAGATTATGGGGCTTACACCGACAAAATACACCGACGCCAAGAAGCCTAGCGTGGATGAGGAGACGTTGGCGAAGTTGGATGTGCCGATCATAAAGGATATATTGGCGTATCGTAAGCTGTTCAAGATGCGGAATACATATATAGCACAGTACAAGACTGAGGTGATTGGTGGGAAGATTCATCCGTACTTTAATATCAATAGGGTAGATACTTTTAGGTCTTGCGTGGCTAGGGGGAGTAAGGTACTGATATGCGACTCTAATGGAAATAATGTTAGGGAAGTGTGTATAGAGAATGTAGAGGATATAGAGAACGCATACGCTATAACGTATTCGGATAAGTACACCATGACACATAAACGTGTCCTGTGGGCAGGAAAGACTGGGCATCGTAATGTAGTGCGGCTACATTATATTGGAGGGTATAACGAGGACGGCATTTATGAAATTCATCTCGATGTAACTCCAGAGCATTTGATTCGTAAAAATGATGGGGATTATATTGAGGCAGGGAGGCTTCTGAAGGAGAAGAAATTCCAACTAGTGCTAGGAGGAGTCATTTTGCCTTATGAGTATTTGGCAGACGGCGTAAGAACAGTTTATGCTGTAGAAGTCCTTCCTGATGCAGTGGATGTGTATGATCTGGAAGTAGAGGATACGCATAACTTTATCGCCAATGAGATTTGCGTGCATAATTCTGCCAACGCTCCAAACGTTCAAAACCAACCTAAGCGGGACAAAAACGCTAAAAAGTTACTGCGAGAGTTCATAACTCCCTCTAAAGGTAATAGGATTGTAGAAATGGACTACAAATCTTTGGAAGTTTCCGGGAATTGCATGTTCTCAAAAGACCCGACACTTATTAAGTATCTGCTCGATCCTACTACCGACATGCATCGAGACTCTGCCGCCGATTGCTTCATGCTTAAACCAGAGGAGGTTACAAAAGCATTACGTGGAGATGTGAAGGGCCAATTTGTTTTTGCCGAGTTCTATGGCTCTTTCTACAAACAGGTTGCTAAGGACTTGTGGGAAACCGCCGAGGTACATAATTTACGCCAGCATCTTTTTGACAAGGGTGTAAAGAATTTCGATGATTTCGAGAGACATATACAGGAAGCAGAACGTATCCTGTGGGAAGACCGCTTTCCTGTACATAATGAATGGCGTGAGTCACAATGGAAATTTTACCAGAAGCACGGGTATGTCGAGCTGAAGACGGGGTTCAAGTGTTATGGGCCTATGAGTAGAAATAATACATTCAATACACCAGTGCAAGGCAGTTCGTACCATATTTTACAATGGACGATGAATCAAGTCAATAAAAAGGTCATGCGGCTGGAGCGCTCTAGGATCATTGGAGAGATTCACGATAGTTGTATTTTCGACGCCCATCCAAGTGAACAGGACTTGATTGATTACTGGTATTGGGATTATGGGACGCAGAAGGTACGGGAGCATTGGGACTGGATTAACGTACCACTGACTATCGAAAAGGAGCAGTCCGAGATCGATGGATCATGGGCAGAGATGAGTGAAGCAGGAACGCTGAAAGGAGATGCAGATGCGAGTAATTATTAACAATATGGAGTCCTATGATTCAGAAAAGATAAGCGCCATGATAGATGACATGTTAAAAAATGAACACAAAGATTGTGTCTACACTTTTCGAGATGATTCTACCTTTTATGTTAAAAAGACAAAGACAGGACTAAGTATATTTAAGGAGGCACAGCCCAGTGAAACTACTCTTCAAAAAACTTGACCCCCGTGCTACCATACCGTCTTTCGGTGGCGGTGACGGATTGAACGCAGGGCTAGACCTCTACGCTTGCCTACCAGCGCATAAGCAGTAGGTAGAGATTCCCGTGGGTGGTAGTGCTGTTATTCCCACGGGCATAGCATGGGAACCAATTTCTGGTAGCCGCTGTGCCTTGATTGTGCAATCCCGTTCTGGTCTAGCGTTTAAGGCTGGGATAGAGGCTTCCAACGCCGGTGTGGTGGATATGGGTTTTCGCGGTGACATTAGCGTGAAGCTCTATAACCATGGGAATGAAACGTATGTAATAAACCATGGCGACCGGATAGCGCAAGGTATTGTGTATCTGCTACCGGATATAGTGGGGATAGAAGAGGTGGATGAGCTAGGGCCGTCGGTACGCGGTGTGGCTGGGTTTGGTAGTACGGGAAGATAAGGAGACAAGAAGATGTTTTTTCATGTATGTAAGATATGCAAAAAATTTGTATGGTTTTGGCAGAGTAAGGGTGAGTTGCTTCTTACATTAAAAAATGGTAAAAAACGAACAGTTCATCTTTGTTATGCATGTGCAACTATTTTAGCTAATCAAAAAGATTGGAATGAGATCGAGGTAAGGAAGGGGGACGTATGACTATACAATGGTATTTGATGGATATACAGAAATGGATTATTAAAGTATTTATGTCCAAATCCGCCCTTGAAGCAGAAAAATCTAAATGGATAGGGAAACATGTAATCGGCGCAATATACCCTGATTACTATGGTAGCACAGAAGGGGTGTGTACAGATGTACAACGTCGAGTAGTATTTAGCCCACCATATTATTGTTACGATATTTTATTCGGATCTACGGATTGCTTCTTACGGTGTTTGTACGTTAAGAATAAGGAGGACTGATGACGAGCGAAGCACGTATTAAAGAGATAGTGGAGTCAGCGGCTACGAACGGCACCACTAAGACGCTTGAGACCTACGGTATTCCTGAAGAAACGTTTAATAGGTACAAGCGGGAATACAGGAAGAAGTTCGGAGATACCGCTGACATTGTTGGTAGGGTGAGGGATAAGTTTAGCGATAGTGAGCTAGAGACCCTGTTGACTATGAACATGGATAAGCGCCCGAGAGAAAAAGGTATTATTACTTTTGAGGGGGAAGACTTCAAATTCCTTGTACTGTCTGATACGCATATAGGTTCGATTTATTTTGAAGATAAACTACTGCTGTCTGCTATGGAGGAGGGCAAGAAGCAGGGGTGTACTGCTATGCTCCATGGGGGCGATGTGCTGGAAGGGATGAGCACAAGGCCGGGGCAGATATATGAGCTATCCGAAATAGGGTATGCGGCACAGAGAAACAAGGCTGTAGAACTTTTGAAGCAATGGGAACTTCCGTTATATTTTATTATCGGAAATCACGATCTGTGGGGAAACACGAAGTCTGGTGTAGGAATGGATATAGGGGAAGATTTGGCATTGCGATTGCCCCATGCTACCTATCTTGGAATACACGAAGGCATTGTCACCGTTAATGGCGCAACATTTATGTTGTGGCATGGTGAAGATTCTTCTAGCTACGCCTATAGCTACCGCGTTCAGAAGATCATAGAAGCCTTTACTGGTGGAGAGAAGCCAAAGGTGTTACTGGCATCCCATACGCATAAGGCGTTCTACGTGTTTGACCGCAACATCCATGCCGTCAGCACGGGGTGTATCCAGAAACAATCTGGCTTTATGCGTTATAAACGTCTCGCCGCCCATACTGGTTTCTGGATCATTAGTGGTAAAGTTCGTGACGGGGAAATACTTCAGTTCACCGTTACGTGGTATCCGTTCTATAAATAAGGAGGCAACATGCAGGGTGTAAAATACGATCAGGACAAGTTACGCTACGATCTCATCCCGGCAGAGCCGCACGAGGACGTAGCCAAGGTGCTCACGTTCGGGGCTAAGAAGTATTCCCCCGATAATTGGAAGAAGGTGCCCAACGCCAAGCTACGCTATATAGCCGCCGCCTTCCGGCATCTATGGAAGCGGGCTATGGGCCAAGTCATCGATAGGGAGTCTGGTCTTCCCCACATTGCCCACGCTATATGCTGTTTATACTATATAGGCTGGTTCGATCACCAAGGCCATGTGAATGGGAAGCGGGTGTATATATCCGGCCCTATTACGGGGATAGTGAACTACAATCGTGAAGCGTTCGCTGAAGCGGTAAAGGCGGTAGAGGCTAAGGGGTACACGGCAATAAGCCCATTTGATCTGTCTATCGTCTCTAAATGGAAGACGTGGCAGGATTATATGCGGGAAGATATTCGGGCCATGATGGATGCAGACTGGGTGTTGCTTCTGCCGGGATATGATAAGTCTAAGGGTGCTTTGGTGGAGGAAGCCGTGGCTATAGGGGTGGGAATTCCTATGGTGAAATCGGTGGAGGAACTGCCATAAGTGCTTGACTTTTGCAGGGAGATGCGGTATACTTATGGCAAGAACATAGGGATTTTTGGATGTAGTTATACCGATAGGTATAATACTTGTTAGGACGACGGACAGCCGCATATCGGCTACGCCAATACGCGGACAATCCGCGAAAGGAAGAAAGAGCATGAAAACACCGTGGACTAAAGGGCCGTGGAAGATTCGTGAAAGTTCGCACGGTCTAGCGCCGTTTGTTGAGGCAGATAAAGCTCCGGGAATGGCGTACTCGCTCGACGTATGCGGAGACGATTATACAGGATACGGCGACGACGAACAGCGCGAAATAAACATGCGCTTGATTGCTCTTGCGCCGGAAATGGCTCAGGTTATTATTGATCGCGAATACGGCGGAAAGGAAAATGGATTCCGTGAAGTCGCAGAAAAGATCAAAGCGTTGTGTGACAAATACAATAGTTCCTAACAACTGCTTCAACCTGACTAAAGCAGGTTAAGCAAATGTTGGATGGACGCTTTAGCCGCGTAACAAGTTACGCGGACACGCGCCAAGCTACGGGCGAGATTACAGGAGGAATTATGTCTGGATGGATTAGCGTCACAGAAGAACTTCCACCGCTTAATACGCGTTTCGACGTATGGGACGATCATCATAAAAAACGTCTGGCAGATCATGGCGCTTTCACTGGGCCTTGGGATGATGATTTTCGTCGTGAGTGTATGCTTATTAAGGGATACACCCATTGGATGCATATACCGGAAGCGCCCATAGCACCCAATAACAGCTTGAACCTGACAAGTCCTAACGGCCTTGCAGGTTAAGCAAATGTTAGCCAGATCGTCCACGGTATAAGCGCTTGGGGCCGCTTATACCGATTACTGCCCAAGCCCCATTGGAGGAACACTTGAAAAACATTTTCGATTATTCGCAGTACGAGTGCCCGTTTTCGCATCTTCCAAAAGATTGTGGGCATGAGCTTCATGGGCCGGAAGGATACACGGACGAAAACGGGCGACAAATAGTAAACGTGTGGTGCGCTTGCGGTTTTCGTGGCCCCGTGTTTTACCTAGACCCGGAACAGTTGGGATTGAAACGCAGTTCCAATGGGGTGGCTAACACAGATTTAACCTGATTCATAATAACTTGACTTCTATGTAAAAATGTAGTACACTCTTGATAAGGAGCATCATATGAAAATGTCCATAAAATGGCATCGAGAATGTCTTAGGAATATGACGGCCTCTCTTGCTACATATTCTCGACAGCTACAGCAGTTGAGGGAACAAGTAGCACGACTTCAAGAATCCACTGAATTTTATGAACTACAAATTGAGGAAGCATGTAAGCAAGGAAAGGATGGGTTCGATGGAGAACGTTTCATGGTGAAGCGAAAGTAAGGAGGATTTTATGGAGAGTATCACGAAGAGTATATGGAAGTTCCCGCTTGCCATAACGGATGAACAGATAATCGCTATGCCAGAAGGTGCGGAAGTATTGTCTGTTCAGATGCAGGACGGCATACCATGTATGTGGGCACTGGTTGACACGGAAGCAGACACCACTAACCGAACTTTTATCATTCATGGAACTGGGCACCCCTGTGTCTGTGATGCTTCTGAATTCGTAGGGACGTTTCAGATGAGAGCAGGTACTCTTGTGTTCCATTTGTTTGAAAAAAGATAAGGATGATTTTATGAACGATTATCGTTGGCGATCGCTGGTTTTTTCTCTGGGTGCGACGTTTACCCTTGGGATAATGCTCCCATTACTTCCGTCTACAGCAGAGACCCTGCTCCGTAACTTCTGTATACAGGTTGGACTATTCATTGCGGGGTTGGCTATATTCTATAAGCCCAAGGTGTGCATTAAGTAAGGAGGAATAATGCTAAAACTAGAGATTCTAAACGCCTCACCACTGGCTGATATCCGTTATGCCGCTTTGGCGACTAAGGGCAAGTTGAGCCTACAGTCACCCAAGGACATGGAGCGTTTCGCTATGGAGGCCGTCATAGCTGAACATTCTGTCCTTGCCGAAGCGAGGATACGCATAACGGATGATAACTGCCGCTCTGATGTCGTGTCACATCTTGTACGTCATACGAAAGGGCATCCCCGTCATTACGTGCAATCGAAGCGCCCTGATTGGACAGGAGAGCCGAGGCCATCTAGCTCCTCTGCTCCCCGCATCTATGTAAGTACGTGGCCTGCTGATGCTCTTCTTTCTATGTCACATCAAAGGCTTTGCCACCTTGCCTCTAAGTGGACGAGAACTTGGGCTATGAATGTGAAGGTTGCATTCCGAGAGCTATTCGGGGACACGATTAAGGATGACCCCGCTGAATTCGCTTGGGCAATGCATTATGGCATGGTACCCTCCTGCGTTTATCGTGGTGGATGCCCTGAAGGTAAGCGTACATGCTGTTACTGGAATAGGATGGAGGAAGAATATAGAGGTATGGAGTTAGAAGACCGTATGAAATTCTATTCATCTGTAGGAGGTGCTAGTGAGTCTATACAACAAATACCGACCGACGACGTTTGAGGAATTCGTAGGTAATGCTTCCGAGATAAAATCATTAAAGCAAAATCTGAGTAAGCCTAATCCGGTACGAGTATACCTTTTTTCCGGCCCTGCTGGAACTGGTAAAACTTCTATGGCGAGGGTATTGACAAGTTTCGTAAAATCCGATACAATCATAGAAATCAATTCTGCTGATAATCGTGGTATTGAAACCGCCCGTAACATTATCGATGATACCAAATACGTTGTAACGGCCCCTCTCGTATACATCTTGGATGAGGTGCATAAAGCCTCTAATGACTTCCAGAATGCGATGCTCAAGATTCTGGAAGATACTCCTGAGAATGTGTACTTCATTCTTTGTAGCTCTGAACCGACAAAGATTATCTCTGCTATCCGCTCAAGATGCACTGAGGTAAAGTTCAAGCCGTTGTCCGAGGACGAGTTGCTTATATTGTGCCGACGTGTACTGAACGCGGAAGAGAAAAAAGTTTCGATTGATGTGTTAGAATCGCTTATTACTAAGGCTGAAGGTTCACCAAGGAGGGCACTTGTTCTGCTGGAAAAGGTGATAGGGCTTACGGAAGAGGAGGCACTAGAGGCGATAGAAGCTGATGTAGCTAGTTCAGCCGCAATCAATCTGTGCCGAATACTTATGGAGGATAAGCCTCGATGGAAGGAAGTGTCTGCAATAATATCTGCTTTGGAGACTACCGATTGGGAGTCCATTCGATACGCAGTGCTTGGATATATGACTAGTGTGTTACTAAGGAAAGCGGATAGACGGATCGCTTCGTTTATCGGATATTTTAGTGAACCCTTTTACACAAGTGGTAAGGCGGGATTGGTCAAAGCGTGCTATGATTCATGTATGTTATAAGGAGGTAATGTATGGATAGACAAATGGCGAGTATTCAAAAATGTGTAGCCCTTAGCCCTATCGATGGGGCAGACAAGATAGAGAAGGCTACGATTCTTGGGTGGGAATGTGTCGTGAAACGCGACGAGTTCAAGGTAGGCGATCTTGGTGTCTATATTGAGATTGATAGCATTGTCCCCAACACTCCGGCGTTTGAATTCCTCAAGGAGCGCAAGTTTAGAATTAGGACAATAAAGTTACGTGGAGTTACCTCACAGGGACTCTTTATGCCATTGTCTGCCTTCCCCGAACTGAAGCGTGTAGCTGAAGGACAGGATGTATCAAAGAAACTAGGCGTCACCAAGTACGATCCTGAAGAGATTGTAGGGCAGTCTACTCAGCCTAAAAAGCGTCCGTGGTGGTTCTACATTCTAGTGAGGATTCCGTTTGTTCGTGATCTCATACTAAGAAAGGTCAGAGGCGGCGGCGGGTACTCATTCCCCACTCATCTTGTTCCGAAGACGGATGAGACACGACTACAGGCTTTCGGCCCTAATTTTCTTGAGACGTACAAGGACTTGCCGATTTCCATTACGCAGAAGATGGATGGCTCCTCTCTGACGATGATCTGGCATAAGGGCAAGTTGTCTGTGTGTTCCCGGAATGTTTGGTTTCCGACGTATAAGGATAATGCGTTCTGGAACATCATCAAGGAGATTGGGTTTACCGAGAAGTTCCTGAAGTCTATGAAGCTAAAGGACTTCGCTCTTCAGGGTGAACTTTGTGGGCCGGGAATACAGGGCAATAAATACAAACTAGAAAGACCCGTTCTATTTGTCTATGGTATGTGGGACATGGTACAGCGAGAGTATTTGAATCCTAACGAACTTCGATTCGCCGTAGAGAGCTTCCATTCTCTCCTTGGCAATCCTGAAGCGCTTCAGTATATAGATGAACTTGAATCCAATACGACGATAGGTGCTATAGGAACGACAGTAGATGAGTGGATAAAGTATGCCACTACTAAGAACCGATTCAATCCTGATACCTTTAATGAGGGTATTGTGGTGCGGTCTCTGGACAATAAACCGTATGGTGTTTCTAAGATGAATGGGAAACGTTTTTCGCTAAAGGTTGTCTCTCCTTCATATCTTCTTCAGTGGGGGCTATAATGATTCCAGAACGGTATTGCTTTGAAGGGGAAGCCCCGGTAGAGTGCTCACGGTGTGGTGTGAAACATATGGTATCGTTTAGTGGTATTAACCCTATGTCGATAGAACAAGCAATAGAGGAGGCCCTTGAGGCAGATGGATGGGGGGTAGCGAGTATGGTATGTGCCGATTGCTTTGACCCCGAAGAGGAGCGGCGAGCGTTGGATGCGGAAATCGAGGATGAGTACGATGCTGACTTCCTCGATTATGATGATGACGATTACATGGAGGAGGATGAATGAGCGATTCTAGGCAAGTCTCCACAGGGGGCATTGGTTTTTCAGGACTGCTTACTGTTCTGTTCATTGGCCTTAAACTGGGAGGCATCATACACTGGTCGTGGTTCTGGGTACTTAGCCCCCTTATCTTCTCGACCATACTGGGTATACTATTTCTGATAGTCATACTTATTATCTGGGATCTCAATGAGAGGTAGTATATGAGCATTACGTTTGGTGACGATTTCGCGGAAGATGTAAAGATCAACCGTTTCCAGCTCGATGAGGATTGTGAACTTCAGCCGAGTCTCTACCATTTCTACGCCGAGGAACAGGCCAATGCGAGGGCCGAGCGGGATGCGTGCAAGGACAAGCTAGAGCTTATACTCGGCCAGCGTGAGATATATATACGCCGGAATCCCCCGGATGATATGAAGGTAACGGAAGCTGTCGTTACCGCCCTGCTGGTGCAGGATACCGAGGTGCTGACGGCCCGTGAAGCGCTTCGTAAGGCTCAGGCTAAGGTGGACATCCTCTATGCGGCTACGACTGCCCTAGACCATCGCAAGGGGATGCTTGATAATCTGGTTTCTATGTGGAGCAAGGACTACTATAACGGTGTCCGCAAGGATGGAAGCGATGAGGTTCGTAGGGGCCTCAACGAGAAGAAAGGAAGGGATGAGTAAGTATGGGTATGGATAAGAGGTACAGCGAGTCGTATGATAGCCGGAATGACGGCGGTTCTTCCCGCAATGGCATCCTTGATTGGACGAAGCTGGATGAGCGCCCGAAGTTCTATAAGATCAAGGAGGGTGTGAACAAAATCGATATTCTTCCCTTCGCGGTGAAGTCGAAGAATCACCCCCTTGTCAAACGCGGCGTTCTTGAAATCGGAGATGAAGATTATGTCTTCGATGTGTGGGTACACAAGAACATAGGCCCGAGCGAGACGGACATTATCTGCCTGAAGAAAACTTATGGTAAGCCCTGTCCTTGTTGCGATCAGGCCGAAGAGTACAAAGAAGACGGGAAGAAGGACGAGTACGATGCATACAGGGCTAAGCGCCGTGTGATGTACAACGTGCGGGATTTGCTGGCCGATGACCCCAATGAGGTGCTGGTACTGGATCAGTCCCACTTCAAGTTCGAGAAGGAACTGATTGAGTCTGCTCGGTATAATTCTGAAGGCAAATCGATTATTCCGTTCGCTGATCTGGACAAGGGTAAAACCGTCAAGTTCCGTGGCTCTCCGAATAAGTTCATGGGGAAGGTGACACAGGAGCCGAAGGACTTCCAGTTCCTTGATCGTGAGAAGCCAGTGAAGAAAGCCGCCGCGAACGCTATCTCTTTCGATGAGCTTATGATCCTGTATACGCCCGCCGAAATGATGGAGATTATGAACGGCTCGGATGACGATGAGGACGAGGCTCCCGCTAGGTCGAAGAAAGATGAGGAAGCCCCTCGCCGCTCTGCCAAGGATGACGACGAGGACGATATCCCTTTTGACAACACCGCTAAGGGTAAGGCGGTAGAAGAAGATGAGACCCCTCCTGCACGTACTCGCGCCAAGAAGGGCGATGACGATGAAGATGAACCCCCCGCCAAGGACAAGGAGGAAAATCCCTGCCCGTATGGTCACAGGTTCGGCAAGGACAATGACGAATTCGATGAGTGCAAGAACGATTGCCCTCCCGGAAAGTGGAAGGATTGTGCTCGCGCCGCTAAGTAAGTAACAATAGAACTGCACGGTATCATGTCGTATGCTACTGTGCAGTTTTTGTTTCAAAGGATGGTATGTTGAACCTTGCAAGTATAAAGGAGACGATATTGGCTAAGAAGCAGATAGAGGTGCCGAAGCGTGGGTTGTATTTCTCCACAGGAAGTACCTTGCTTGATCTTGTCGTGGGTGGCGGGGAGAAGGCTGGCTACGGCATGGGGTATGAAGCCGGAACTATAGTACGGGACTGGGGTGGTTCTAGTTCGACGAAGACATTTAAAGCCGTAGAAATGATCGCGGCGAATTACTATAAGTATAAGGACAAATTTAAGTGGAAGTATGCCGATGTGGAATTCGGCAACACGATAGACAGTGTAGGACTCTATGGCTTTGAGATCATACCTACGAGCAAGATGAACCGGGATGAGATGCCCCAGACGGTAGAGAAGTGGGAATATGATGTCAATAAGTTCCTTGATAGTCTGAAAGAAGATGAGTGCGGTATATATGTTCTGGACTCATTGGATGCGTTGGGTTCCGATGAGCTTGAAGCCCGCAAGGATAAGCGTCATGCGGCGTATGACAAGGATAAGGAATTTGATGAAGGTTCCTACAACATGTCCGCCGCAAAATTCCTCAGCCAAGAGATGTTCCGTGGCCTATCTGCGAAGTTAGCCGAAAAGAACGCTCTACTTTATATCATATCACAGGAACGTGACAACGCTAACGCCGGTATGTATGGCAAGAAGAATCGCCTCGGTGGTGGACGTGCTGTGGGGTTCTATGAGACTGCCCGTATCTATAGTAAGCTCAAGGAAAAGGAAGAGCGTAAGGGCCGTGCTATTGGTGTACTGATTGAGACCACTGCTGAGAAGGTTAGGCACCCCCGCCCGTTCCGTAGCTGTTTCATTCCGATCAATTTCACGTATGGCATGGATGATGTGGCGGCGAACATAGACTTCCTGTTCAATCTCCGTTCTGATAAGACTGGTGAGCTTCTGAAAAGCTCCAAGTCTATCATTTGGGAAGACGGCAAGGAGCCGATGAGCCGCGAGGAACTTATCACTTTCGTGGAAGAAAATAAGCTCAAAGGGGAACTGAAACGACGGGTTATAGCCTCGTGGGAAGAGATTGAGGATAGTATCACTGAGGTAAGGCCCAAGAAGTTCGGGGTAGAGGATGAGTAAGAAGTGGGTTACAATAGATACTGCCGATATAGAAATGCTTCAAAGCCTTAATGAGATTGCCCCCAGTGCCGCCCTTGATACCCTGATTCATAAGTTTCAGAAGACCCAGAAGAAGATTACTACATCTAGCGCCAAGGCCAAGGGGCGTAATCTACAGCAGTGGGTGTGCCGAAAGATATCTGATATCACCGGCATCCCGTATGAGCAGTCTGATGATACCTGCGATATCCATTCACGGGAGATGGGACAAGCCGGAACTGATATTGTCCTACGGGGAGAGGCTGTAAAGCGCTTCCCCTTCTCGGTGGAGTGCAAGGCATGTGAATCCCTGAACCTCAAGGACACGGTAGATCAAGCTAAGAGCAATATGTACAAGGATACCGATTGGTTGATAGTTCATAACAAGAAAGCGATATCAGAAACCCTCGTCATTATGGCGTGGGATACGTTTGAAAAGCTGGTAAGGAGAGCTAACGATGGAGCGTCCTAGGGTATTGGTACTGGGATCAAACGGCATGGTCGGTCACATTGTGGCTGACGTGCTGGAGAAGTCTGGCGAGTTTGAGGTACTACGTCTTAATAGACGGCCACAGGGTAATGAAGTGTTCTATGATGGCCGCCAGCCGCTTATGTCTCTTTGGCCGAAGTATGTGGTGAATTGCATTGGGCTTCTGCCGAAGGACTGTGATGCTAACCCTGATTTGGCTATATGGACGAATGGGCACCTTCCATTCTCCATTGCTTCTCAGATTGTACAGATTAAGGCGAAGCTCATTCATATCTCTACCGATTGTGTCTTTGAAGGTACTAGGGGGAAGTATACCACCAAGGACAAGCCGGATGCTACTTCAGTCTACGGTCAGTCCAAGATACTCGGGGAAGTGGATAGCCCGAAGCACCTTACCATTCGTACTTCTGTTATTGGCCCTGAGCTTCGTGCTGGTGGCGTTGGTCTCTTTAACTGGTTTATGCACCAGAATGAAAAGGTTAATGGATATACAAATGTATTCTGGAATGGAGTGACGACGCTGACGTTGGCTAACTTTATCCTCAAGCAGATTAAGGATGATGTTCGCATGGAGATTGGTGAGGATGGGCCGGGGATGTCATCAGGTATAGTTCAGCTCGCCTCTGACACTGTATCGAAGAGCATGATCCTTGCCTTCATTAGCGGCATCTGGAAGAAGAGTGTACCGATCATAGACCGGGCTGAAGAGCATAGTGACAAGACGCTAGTACCTGATTTTGCGTCCCCCGATATCTTCACCCAGCTCGGTGATCTCTATAACTATATGGTTAAGAATAAAGAACGTTATATTCCGATATACGGAAAGGAGTGGTTGTGACTAGACTGCTAATCACGGGGGGCACAGGTTCCTTTGGGAATGCCATGCTCAAGAGAATGCTTCTACGTTCTGATCTGAAAGAAATTCGTATCTTCAGTCGGGATGAAAAGAAGCAGGACGATATGAAGAACCTTTATGATGATCCACGTATAACGTATGTCATAGGGGATGTACGGAATCGCGTTAGTGTAGATGCGGCGATGAAGGACATCGATGCTGTGTTCCATGCCGCCGCTATGAAGCAAGTGCCGTCGTGTGAGGAGCACCCGGAAGAGGCATTCGCTACGAATGTGCTTGGATCAGCTAACGTCATCAATTCGGCAGTAAAGGCGGGGGTGGATAATCTTGTTCTGCTGAGTACAGATAAGGCCGTTATGCCTGTCAATACCATGGGGATGACGAAGGCACTCATGGAAAAGCTGGGGCTTGCGGTGGCTAAGAAGGCTGATGCCTACGGAACAACAATCTGTATAACGCGGTACGGTAATGTTATGGGGTCAAGAGGATCAGTTATCCCTAGATTTGAACAGCAGATCAGGGAGTGTGCCCCAGTTACCATTACTAATGGAAAAATGACCCGCTTTATGATGACACTGCAAGAAGCCGTAGAACTTGTGGAATATGCGCTGGAGTACGGAAGTAATGGAAGTACCTATGTATACAATGCCCCCGCCTCAGAGATTATAGATGTGGCCTATGCAGTGGCGGCTATAATTGCAGATACAGCTAAAATTGACATAAAAGTAATAGGGCCACGTCCGGGAGAGAAAATACACGAAACGCTAATTACTTCAGAGGAGGGGGAGCGTTGTGTACACTGCCGTGATTCTAGGTGGGTAGAGATTGTGTCAAAGCATGAGTGGGCTTTATACCCATCTTTCCCGAATGAAGGGTGCATGAAATTCCCAGAAGGGCTTACTTCTGAAAACACCAAACGTCTCTCGGATGAGGAGACTATTCAGTTGATAGAAAAGGCGGGAATCCTGTGAAAGTAACATGCTACATCCCCTGCGGTGGTGATCTTCAGCTAACTGAACGGGCCATCAAATCCTTTTGGGATGAGATCGGGCGAACTGAGCATGAGGCCAAGCTGGTGGTCATCAATAACACCGAAGCCCCTATAGGCGAGATGCGGGCTGATGTCATCAATATGCCGGTGCGCCTTCTCCATGGGCAGTCTATCAATTGGATGATTCGACAGACCAGACGGGTCAAGGATGCCTTCTGTATGTCTCTTCACAATGATGCCATGCTTCATCCGGGTGCCTTGCAGGAAATACTTGACAAGTGGAACGAAGTTCAGTATAATGATCCTAGGTGGGCGGCTATAATGCTCGGGCACAATAACGGAGATGCCTTTGTATTATGGAATCCTGAGTTCTTTTTCACGGAGAATGTGTGGCATAACCCCATCCTGTACCCAATGTACTATATGGATAACTCGATGCACAGGCTGATGGAGCTTAGGGGTTGGACGATCTACCATACGGAGAATGATCTGGTACTACATGAAGGGAGCCACACGATAAAGAACGATCCAGTAGCACGCAGGGTGAATGACATTGTTTTCCCGCATCATGGGGCGATCTACAAGGATATATGGGGTGGTATGCCGGGAGAAGAAACCAGCAGAGACCCGTATGCACGAGGTACGCTGAGTCGAAATTAAGGAGGCATTGAATGAGCATGAAGATTCCGGCATCGTTTCTCCTACACGGGCAAAAGATCAATGTGGTTCTTGAGGATCACATAGGGGCAGAGAATGGTACGCTTGGTGAGGCTCGGCTTGCTACGAATACCATAGCGATTCAGAGCAATGCGAATGGCTTTGCCCGTATCCAGTCTCAGCTTGAAGAGACCTATCTCCATGAGCTAGTCCATTTCATCCTGCACCACATGGGCCAGAATGATCTCAATGAGGAAGAGGGCTTTGTGGATGGGTTCGCACAGCTACTCCATCAGGCATTGGTGACGAGCGACTATTCACCAATAAAGAAAGTTACAAAGGGAGGCAAGAAGCGTGGGTGAAAAGCTAAAGGTTCTGTGGTACTCTGATTCTCCTACTACCGCGACTGGGTTCGCCACGGTAGCAAGGAATCTGTTGAATGTTCTCTATAAGACAGGGAAGTATGACTTCACTCTCGTCGGCATTAACCATTCTGGTGCGCCGTATGACCGGGTGAAGTTCCCCTATGACATCTATCCTGCCGCTAATGCTCTTACGCATGACGAGCGGTACAAGGATGTCTATGGGCGTCAGCTTCTCGTTGATATGGCGAGGACAGGGCACTTCGATCTGGTCTTTATGATTCAGGATACGTTCATTGTGCAGACGTTCATTGACGCGCTTATCAAGGTCAGGGAAGGGCTTCCGCTTGAGAAAAAGTTCGCCATGATCCACTACTTCCCGATTGACGGTACGCCGAAGAAGTCGTGGGTAGAAGGTGTCGTCGCCAAGATGGATGTGCCGGTGGCGTATACGAACTACGCCAAGAACGAGTGCCTGAAGATCATGGATACGCTCAAGGATATGGACGTAATCTATCACGGTGTCGATAAGGATATCTTCTTCCCGCCATCTGATACGTCATTCCGTGATAAATTTTTCTCATCGCACAAAGATAAATTCATTGTACTCAATGTGAACCGGAACCAACCACGGAAGGATTTGTGGCGCACGTTCGCCGGATTCAAATTGTTTCACGAGAAACACCCCGATTCGTTCCTGTTCATGCTGTGTCAAATGGACGATGTGGGTGGTAACCTCGTAGAGATCGCCGAACACTATGGCCTCAAGTGGGATGTGGATTGGGCTTGCCCTGCTCCCGGTTCCTATGGGGCTAATCAGGGGTATCCTATAGAGATAGTCAATCAGATATATGGGGCTTGTGACGTGGTGGTGTCTACGACAGTTGGTGAGGGTTGGGGCCTGAGCTTTTCTGAAGGCGCGGCGTGTAAGAAGCCTCTTCTATTCCCGCGTAATACTTCACTCACTGAAATGATCGGTGAATATGAAGCACGGGGGTACTTCATAGACTCAGGCACTGAAGAGAATTTATTTACATTTATGGGGCCGGGGGACAATAACATCCTTCGTCCTACAGTAGATATATATAATATGGCGATTAAACTGGAGGAAATATATGACCACCCAGAAGAGGCTAGTGCCAAAGCTGAACGTGCCTATAATGAAATCTGGACGTGGAAACAGGTAGGTGAGCAGTGGAAGGCTGTATTCCTCAAGGCCGAGGAGAAGCTACGGATCATGCGAATCAAGATGGAAGCTGATCGCAATGCGCCCTGCCCCTGTCTTAGCGGTAAGAAATTTAAACATTGTCACGGGAAATAGTGTATGAGAACAGGTAGACCTCCCTCAAAAGAGGGGAATATGAACAGCCCATATATCGGGGCATGTTTTAATGGGCTAACTATTTTGCGGGTATACAGGGATAGAATTTTACGTGGAGGCAGACTTAGGTGTCGAATCAGGTGCTCTGTGAAGTGTTTTTGTGGGAATATATACGAAACAACGCTTTCTACAATTATTAACGGAAATCCATCATCATGTGGGTGCGTAAATAAGGCGGCGTTACTCCGTGTGAATACAACCCATGGATACGCCGCTCATGGCCAATCTAAAACATATAGAGCATGGCGTTCTATTAAAGAACGAACTCTGTGCCCCCATAATTCTGCATGGGATGATTATGGGGGGCGGGGTATTAAAATATGTGATAGATGGCTCAAGTTTGAAAATTTTTTGGAAGATATGGGGGATTGCCCCCACAAGATGACAGTAGATCGAATAGATGTAAATGGGGACTACACGCCCGAAAACTGCCGGTGGGCGACCTTCAAAACACAAAATAATAATAAACGTTCGAACATTTTAGTAACATTTAATGGAGAAACAAAGACATTATCACAATGGGCAGATACAATTGGAGTTCCGTACATGTACTTCTGGAAAAAATATAGACAGGAACATGTGCAGATTGATAAAATTCAACAGATGTATGCAGAGCATTGTTGTAGGGCTTGACTTCTGTAGAATAATGTGATACACTATGACTACAGGGTATAGCGCCCTGTAGTCTTTTTGTTTAAGGAGGTAACGTGGTAAAAGAGATACGACTAGAGAACTTTCAAGCCCATAAGGACACAACCCTAGAACTGCATCCCGGAGTCAACGTCATTACCGGATCATCCAATTCCGGTAAGTCGTCTATCCTCCGAGCAGTAAACTGGGTGGTGCATAACCGGCCATCCGGGGATGCCTTCGTGTCCCACTGGGCTAGGAACGAAAAAGGGAAGCAGACTTCCGATACGCTCGCTTCTCTCGTAAAGGATTCAGGCATCATCACTCGCATCAAGTCAGTGACTACAGGTAACACCTATAGCATTGACGATAAGGTGCTTGAGGCTATCGGCCTTGATGTGCCCGAAGAAGTAGACAAGGCGATCAACTTCACGGAGGTGAATACCCAGCGCCAGCATGACGCCCCGTTCCTTCTTAGTGAAACGCCGGGGGAAGTGGCGCGGTTCTTTAATAAGATTGTTCACTTCGACGCTATAGACCGATACATGTCCAGCATTGAGTCCAAGAAGCGTAAGACGAGGGTTGATACAGAACATTGCGCGGACGCGCTGGCGAGGCTAGAAACCGCTATAGCGGGCTATTCGTGGCTAGACCGTGCAGAAGAGCTTGTCGAGATCATAAAGAAGAAGGAGGGGGCACTCAATGAGCTTGATGCCACAATCACTAGCTTACGTGTTAGCATTGGGGATTATCGTTCTGCTATGGATAAACTCCCAGAATACAGACGGGTTTTAGATCGATCAGCGAAGCTCATAAAGCTCATTGATATATCCGTTGGAGAACTGGCTGAGGTTAATAAGACCATTGCTTCTCTTGAGAATTCCATCGACAACTATAATGTAGCCAAGGAGATTATCGATAATGGAGTAAGCACCGACTACGCCGAAAGAGTTATCAAGAAGATCGAGGCCAAGAAGGAATACTACAGGGAGGCCGAACAGCAGATCGATTCTCTTCGGGATAGCATCGAGCAGTACAGGGATACCACAAGAGCCATAAAGACCACTACGGCAGAGCTTACTGAAGCTGTAGCATCCCTACCTAAGACATGCCCTACATGTGGAAAGGAGCTAGACGAGTGCGATTCATTGTAACAGGGGATAATCACCTCCGCCCTGACCTGCCACTATGTAGGCTTGACGAGGATTGGATGGCTACGCAGAAGAAGCACCTTGACTTCATTGTGGATCAGGCGAACCTCCGGGATGCGGACATTATCTGCACGGGGGACTTGTTCGACGTACCGAGGGTGCCACCTGAAGTGGTGTCTCTATTTATTAACGCTATGGCAGTGCTGATCGGTAAGTGCTACGTGATAGCTGGGAACCATAGTCTGCCGTGGCATAAGCTGGAGAACGTCGATAGTAGTTCCGTAGGTATCCTCAAGGCCATGGCCAAGACGAATGAGAAGATTGTATATCTGGGTGCCACAGAGTACACTGAGAATGGGCGCTTTGAGCATACGTGTAAGCTGGAAGACTATATACCGGAAGCGGTAGGAGTATACGTTACGCATACGCTCACCTTCCCGAGTACAGCGGATATACCGTTCGGCATAGAAGGAACGAGTGCCTATACGCTTCTTGAGAAATATCCTGATGCACAGTTCATCTTCACGGGGGACTATCACCACAACTTCAAGGTGGAGGAAGAAGGTCGATACGTTATCAATCCGGGATGTATGAATGTTCAAGCCGCTGACCTGATCGACTATAGCCCGATCATTGTCTATGTGGATACAGGGGATGCTATTGACGTAAGTGTGAAGTCTGACAAGTTCCCGGTGTATAGGCGCACAGGGTTTGAGATGGAAGTGATTCCGATGCCGAATAACAAGACGATGCTAACGCGGGATCACTTGGATCAGAAGCAGGAACGGGATGAGCGGATATCGTCGTTCGTAGAGACGATTATGCACGATGGGCAGATAGGGCTATCGTTTGAAGACAACCTCAAGGCGACTATACTTGCCACGAAGGTTAGCCAAGCGGTACGGGATATCATTACGGAAGTGGAGGAGGAAGTATGAAACCAGACTCATTGTTAAGCAAAGTATTGACACCAGTATACTCGGCGCTCATCTCACTGGCTATGCTTGCGGGTCTCGGTGGGCTTGTAATTATGGCTTTCAAGTTCTTTATCACGCAGATTAAGGGGGTAATGTAGTATGGATGCTCGAACGTTTGAAGGCATCAAGTCGAAGATCGAAACACTCAAGGCCAAGAAGTCCCGTGCTGAAGGTGCCGTAGAGACGATAGTGGCGCAGTGGAAGGCCGACTATAAATTTGATACAGTAGAGGAAGCGGACACAGCATTGACTGATATGGATGGTAAACAGTCCAAGCTCAAGGCAGAGATAGATGAATACTACACTGAACTTGAGGGGCTTACGAACTGGGCGGCGGTATGATTAAGCAATACAGAAAGAAGCCTGTCGTGATCGAAGCTGTAGAGATAAATGTAAAGACAGAATTTGAAGTACAAAGATGGTCTAGTGGAAAAGTGTACTCTTCTCCAGTACTAGAACCAACAGAGCATAATCCTTCTGGTGTTTATTGGCAGATTGATACTCTTGAGGGGATTATGACTGCAATATCAGGTGATTTTATCATCAAGGGCGTTAATGGTGAGTTTTATCCCTGTAAACCAGATATCTTCGCAAAGACTTATGAGGAAGTATTGTGACACTAGCGCAATATGACAAAGCTACCAACCAAGCACGGGGCCGCTATGAGGCAATGGACAAGGAAGCATCCGACTATCGAGACAAGATAGAGAAGAACGCCACCCGTTCTATTAACCTAGAGCAAGCCTTGGCTTTGGTGCAGAATGTAGCACAGAAGACACAGGAACAGCTTACCATCCATATTCAGGACGTAGTGAACACGGCTTTAGATACGTGCTTTCCCGGTGAATATCAGTTCCAGCTTGTCTTTGAGATAAAGCGGAACAAGACCGAAGCTCGCTTAGTCTTTATGAAGAACGGCTTCGAGATTGATCCTATGGAGGCATCAGGTGGGGGTGTAGTGGATGTGGCGTCATTCGCACTTCGTATAGCGGCGTGGAGCCTCGGGAAGTCCGATAATACGATATGCTTGGATGAGCCGATGAAGTTCCTCTCCCGCGATCTACAGCCACGGGCAGGGGAGATATTGAAGGAGATATCCGATAAGCTCCACATACAGTTCATCATGGTGAGCCACGTACCGGATATCATAGGGTGTGCGGATAGAGTTTTTGAAATTAGTTTAAATAAAGGTGCATCGGTAGTCAAACGGCAGGATGGCTAAAGTAAAGCCCCCATCACATCGGTGGGGGCTTTACTTATCTTCAAAATACAATAGCACCACCAATAAAACCTATTGGCACAGCTACTGCAAGTATCCCGATAACTATATTCCTAGTCTTTATCTGTTTATCCTTCTTCGCCACTTCCGCTTCCATTTCGAGCTTGAATATTTCCCAAGATTTCTTTAAGTCTACCGATGTCTGTTCCCATTCCTTCGATTTCTCCAACGTGGTCTTCAAGTCGCTTTCTAATTTCTGATTCTTGTTCTCCAAGTTTATTGATATTTGCTTCAACTCCACTAGCTCGCTCTCGTATATCCATATCTTTCGGTCTTCGGCATATGAGGATGCCGCAAACGAACCCAACAAGAAACACAACAATAGCTTCGATAAGGTATGCCACATTAGTCCGCCTTTCCTAGACGTATATCCTTTATTTTATCAAGGATAATACTAAAGTATACAGGAGTAAACGTAGCCGCTATACCTATACCAGAAAGCATAATATCTTCAATTCGTAATTCCGCACCGCCGCCACTAATGAACTTGTATGCACTCCAGCCAGCTATCCAGAGTGCGGCGAATATCTGTGCCACTTTACTGGAACCTTTCGCGGATGGAATCTTGCTCGGCTTCTCTACTATATCGCCCATCATACCCTCCTATACAATCTCAAAGTGGGGGGAATCTTTGTTCTTCCACCTACCGCCCCACATCAGTCCAACACCTTCGCCTATATTCCCCATTTTATCCCATACTTCCTGAGGAGCGTTCCACCATGGCTTTCCATCTTTTAGAGGCACGGCGTCAAAAGCCTTGCCAAGCATATGCTTGCTGGCAAGTGTCCAAGTGATAATTTTAGACTTGGCCTCTGTTTCAGTAAGTTCCCAGAAACCGTGTACTTTACGCAGGGAGTTCAGTTCCTTGACAATATTTGTATTGAGTCTAGCATCCACTCTCCCCTGCATATAGTAAATACACTGAGTTATACTCTCTCGAAAAGTTTCATTTATCATTACCGGAAAGTTCTCAGCTTGGCAGTGTGCTAAAAACAATGTACACTTGCTTTGCATTTCCGGTACCAATTTACCAATATCTCTAACAATCCCCATAGCACCCTCCTACTTTATTGGCTCCAAGTACCGCAATCAGGTATGTATTGTAAGCCTCTTCCAACTGTTGCATTTTGGTACTACTGTTCCTAGCCAACAAAAATGCTTCGTTAAAGATGGTCTCCACATACTCTTGTAATTCCGGCAAAAGAGTAGTGTGCTCTTTATATAGTTCAGAGCGCGTAACAACAACGCCTCTCCAGTAGATATTAAGTAATTCTGTGATCTTCTGCACTACTACTGTTTTCTTTTTTTCAACATAGACACGTTGTTCCTCTATAGAGCGTTCCGCATAATGATTTGCTTTGAAGCACCCACGCATATATGACTTAACTTCCGATGCAATGGCTTTTAGTGTTACAATATAGGCGGTATACTCTGGATGCTGGGCATACGATACGTCCCCTTGCAGTTTGTCCGCCAATAAGGATAGGTAGGTTTTGCGCATTAATCCTAAAACCTCTTCTTCTGTTTCCTCATAGTATTTCATCTGTTCTTCAATAAGAAAGGTTTTTAGTTCTTGCCTACGCTCCATGTGCTCCGTTGTCCGGTGTATTAACTCCATGATGTCTTTCGCGTATGGACAGGTGCTATGAGGGGAGACTTTTTTCAGCTCCCCCCTCCCTACAAGTATATTGCCCCTTGATATGGACATAAAGCCAACTCTATAGACAATCACCACAACTGCCGTGGCAATAAAAGCTATAGAAGCAAATCCCCAAGGGGAAGACAAAAACTCCATAGTCTACCCTTTCAGTTCTGATATTCGCTCTCGTGCCGCTTGTCTCTTTGCGATCATCTCCTCCGGTATTGCCTTGCCTGTTTCGGCCATGCGCGTAGCGTACCAGTCTGTCGAGGTCAGAAAGGCTGACAGCTCGGCTATTTCTTCAAGCCGTATTTCTTCGTCGGCTTCTTCCTTCGTCATCAACTTACTGACTACTTTCTCTTCACGGGTCATCGGGCGAACCTCGTTGCCTTCAAGGATTGCTCCCAGCGGAACGGGATAGATTCCATTCCGGTACTTCTCGATCTGCGTTAGTTCTTTCCACTCCTCCCCGTCGAGCTTGAACCCTTTTGGAGCTTTGACAAACCCATCTGCATATCGTTTTGACAGTGGGTACATTTCCCACTTGTCGTTGAACTCATGGATGCTCTGTCCAACACATCCATCAAAAGTATCAGGAATATCAATGGTGCCTTCAGGCTTATCACCACAATAAATATGAGTAATTATCTCATTCTCAATCTTTGCGTACATCATGCTGTTCTCTCCCATATACGAATAGTTTGGTTCGCCGGCCTATTTTCGACTCCCCCATTTACAGTTGGATTCCCGGACGAGGCATTGTACGAGGCTACAATATTGCTCGCTGCGCGTACTTGATATGGCGCACCGGACCCGGCAGTTGCGTTACCGAATGGCATGTATGTGGTGTGAACGTGGTTGAGTATCATTTGCGCCTGCTCACCACTCTTGAATGCGCCTGCATTCCCGCCTTCGGCCCTGAAGAAGTCTCCAGCGAATGATGATGATACATTGCTCCATGTGCCTAGACCGAACAACGTCGCAGGATCTGACTTTCCGGGGAACTGAGCATAGATGAATCCGATCGGCGGACTGAACGCCTTTTCTGGCGCCAGTCTCTTGTGGCTGCCCGCGCTTGCGTCGTATATGATGAGGCTGTCATTCACCGGGTCCGGATCGGTGCACACAGTCAAGGCGGAAATATCGGGGACTGTCGTACCGGGGTCGCCCTTCGGGAGAGTGAAATCAAACACCGCATCCCCAGACGTCCCCGAGTTTATGACACTCGCATCCTCTGGACTATCTCCTGGTACAACCGTGCCGACTGCGATGGTAGCGGCATCTCCCTGAATTCCTTGCTCACCTTGATCCCCCGTCGGTCCAGTTGGTCCTTGCGGCCCGATATATCCAGTCAAGCTGGTACCAGAAACTGTAATTTTTGCACCATCGAACAGGGTGTAGTCGGTAGCGCCTTTGGCGATAAAACCACCGCCGACTCGGGCGTAGTTCCGGTGAATACGCTCGACTAGGTCGGTAGTCGTATATGCGAAGTGTATATCGCCGTTAATTTGCTGGATCAAAGCAGGAGCGTTGGACGATGCGGCGTTTAGCACGCTTTCCGAGCCCCAGGTACTGTTCAGCATTTTCTCGACGATGTACCCATCAGCTTCGCGCCGGTACGCAATGTATATGCTCCCGTTTATTTTCTGATAATACGCCGGATAGCCTGAAGCGGCCGACGTTATCACGCTCGCACTACTCCATGTGGTCGTGTAGATTATTTCCGTAAGGTAGCCGCTCGCGTCTGAGTACGCAAGCCTGAGCGTTCCGTCTGTCGCCAGTAAGTAGGCAGGGGCGCACAGGCTGGCGCTTGCTACAATTTCCACAGGAGTGCCAAACCCGCTCCCCGTGTTTACTATCTCAAATATTTTTAATGATGGGATTTCTTGATATACTACACGTATAGCCCCGTTATTTTCTTGAACTGCCGCAACATGAGATGAAAAAGAAACGGAGCGGATGGTGGTCGGCGTCCCCCATATGCCGCCAATTTTTAAGCATTGCTTGAGGCTTGAGGCTGTATAATCTATATACACCAATAACCCGTCTCCGTTTTGTAAAGTTATAAAGCCAGATTTGTATCCTGAAACATCGGACGCTGTCGAAACCTCAGTCCCCCATGCTCCCGCGCTGTATTTTTTTTCATAAATGCCGTATCCTATCCACAAATCGCCAGCGGCGTCGAATCGATACGCAGGCGAGTAGCCGGTAGACGTTTTGATGATTGTCTCAGCAGAAAGACCTTGATCGCAATTAGTATAGAATTCGCCGTCAGCGAGGACGGCACCACTTACCCCAAGCCTGCCGAATCTAAATCGCAACTGCTCAGCTGATGCAGGAGTAGTATCAGGAGTATCAAGCCAATCGATCTTTTCATCTGCGAGTTGCACACAGCGTTTCTGAACGCCCGCGCCTGTTTCATATCGCATCCTTCCACCGGCCTGTACCGTGAGCTGGCCGGTCACATCGACGTTCTCAGCAAGTATCTGCTTGGCTATAAGCAGAGACAAAACTGTAGCATCAGCAATGGATATCCCCGCAACTGATAGTCCAAATAGATCATTCATTGCAGGAGTCAAATCCTTTATTGATGTTGTCTTGACCCATGCTGAACCATTCCACTTGAACATACCTAGTGTAGCAACCCCACCAGTAGCGGAGTAATTGACAACAGTATCGCCGACGTATACTTGATCAAAAGCACCAATTACAGTTATATCACCAGTTTCATTGACATCCGCCGCTTCATATTCCATAGTCCCCAATGCAGATAGTATACCAATTCCAAGATACATGGGAGCTATTGATGGATCAGCGGTAACAGCACACAGTGCCTGTTGCTTATATACCCCCACCCCACCAGTTGGATACAATCTTATTCGGACAGACGCAACATAATAAGACGAAGCTGTAACAATCATGGTTGTTGGCACAGCATACACATAACTGGTTTCATCAGAGGCGGAAGTGTACACCGGGTCTTGATATGTCACGCCATCATGTGACAGTTCTACTGTGAATCTTCCAAGATAATCGGTTCCATCATAGGCATACCTAGCATACATACTTATACCAGAAGGGGTGAGTTCTTCCAAACGATTACGAACTATATTTGTGGTGGATACAAACAAAGCACCACCCATCATCTCTTTTGCGTCTGGTGTAGAGCTGGATGTAACACCGTTAATTCTGGATGGAGATGTCACTGATTGACTGGTCAAGGCTGGAAGTGTGACTTCATCACCATACATATATGACCGCAACGAATAAGTATAGAGTTTCGTTTTTTCCGTATACTTTCGTTCAGCTACATAACATAGCTCATTGGTGCCGTCTCCTGTTATGACGTAAACCAGTTCCCCCACTTCTACCAATTGTTCTGACTCTAAATCTATATTGAGGTTGTTTGTAGAATGTTGAAGGGCCAAAAATTTACACAATATATCAGCATGTTCTTTCTCAAAAATAAAGGTACTGACGTATTTATCCAAATCTTCCGAACCTGAAATAGTCGTTACTGCACAAACTCTTTCTGATGTTTTATACAGAATCTTTCCATACACATTGCAGTAGTACAGCAAGTTCGCGTCGTTGTTTAGACCAGAAAATACTATACGGGCCTGTGTGTTCTCAAACTCTGACGTTATAAGTTCAACTCCAGCATCAGCACTGTAATCAAGATACCAACCGGACGTAGCCACAATACTGGAAAAATCAGAGGTAAACGCCTTATAATTGTAATCAAGCCTTTCAGTGATAGCTTTATTCGTCCAATATTTGATGGCGGTATCTTCGTATTTTTGGTAAACTAGAGTTGGGTTGCCTGTAGTCTCATCTATGACATTAGTAAGAGGCGGATAAGTGTATCCGCTAAGAACAGCGTACCCCAAGAACGAGCCATCACTGGCATATGGCAAATCGCCGTCCCTATAGAGAAGGATATCAGTCTGGCCTGATGTGGTGATGCCTTCTCCTAGTTCATAATAGGTTATCTCTGCACCGTCATATTCCTTTAGGCCATCGGCAATATCAAAGGAACCATCAAGAACATTGTCTTCATTGAATGTCAATGCATCAACGGCATCTGTATGCATCCACAAAGTTGGGGATATCTGTCCCAGCTCGTTAAAGTGTAGAACATACCCATACTCAAATAACACGGTATCCAATAAATCTTTTATTGTATCAGAAGTGGAAGGGGGAGAATATGCATTCAGTTCTACGGGAATAGTAACACTACCGTCTATCTGTCCCACAGTGAAGCCAGCAATATATGCAAGCTGATGAACTATAGATGTCTCTGGACTTGCTGGATTCATTACAGTATAATGCCTATAGCATATATCGCCTATTTCTTTATCTAAGTAGTCGCCGTCATCCAATGCTTCAAGATTCAGAATAACATTATCTATAATGCCGTCATATGAATGTGACTTGGAGGGGGCAATGTGCCCTTGAAAAAGTGGGGTGTATACTATGGGATCACTGGCCGTTTCATCGGTATCGATAATTTTTACTATAATATCATTAGTGGCACCCATAATCTTTGTATATATGGCCGCATCATACACAAGGGAGATATTAGCTACATTTTGAGAATAGTGAAAAGTATCCGAACCAGCTCTAATAGAAAAGGTGAAATCGTCAAACTTGACTAAACTCGTGACCTCCTCAAAACTATCTCCAGTTTGGAAGTCAAAGAAAACTCGTCTATACAGCACTATATCCCCCTCTTAATGGTGGCACACCCACTCAATAAAAGCATGGGAATTCATTTCCCATGCCGTCAACCTAAACTGTAAGCAATCCACGCTTACGCTGAGTATATATCGCCTGTGCAACCGAGGTGGCCAAATCTTTTTCAGCGAGCACATTTCCGCTAACATTGACAGAAACATATACTGGATTTCCACTGTTTCCAGCCCCATCATTGCCTGACAGCACCATCTCTCCAGAGCGGATACCTTCTGCAAAGGTCTGCGGTATGATGGCCTCACCCTTGTGTACCGTACCCATTTGATCTTTGGGGATGTTAGTTGATCCAACATCCCACCAACCAAAGAGATCGCCCACAAAACCACCAATGGCACCAACACCAGCTCCTACCGCGCCACCGATTATTGTACCAATACCGGGGATGATTGAGCCGATTCCAGCTCCAATTCCGGCTCCAGCTAATGCCCCGGACGCCGCATCAGATAGCCCCGAAGTATCTCCTTGGGCGGTATCCAACTGTGCCTGTGTTGTAGTTAATTGTGTTTGTGTCACCCCAAGTTTGTATGCCACTGCTTCAAGTGCGGCGTATACATCCGTCAACGTGCCTTCAGTAGCATAGTCTTCGGGATAAGTCTGCCCCGCCAACTCATACGCCGCCTTTAATTCTTCTGCATTTTGTGCCCACAAATCATTGACAGCGGTTTCGTACTGGCTACCCGACATGGCTCCAACTTCGTACAGAGCTTGCATGGAGTCAACCTGTATACCTATCAATTCTTCTGCTCTGGCAATCAGGGCATCAAATTCATCCTGTAACCTACCAAGCAAATCCTCTAAATTGGAAATTGCATCTTGAAGATTTTCTACACTATCAGCGGCATCATCCCCCCAGCCAAATATATTATTTACGAAGTCCGCTATTCCTGTAGTTATATTATCTATAGACTGTGAGATGTTTATGCCTTCTATTTTATCAAGTAATTGGCTTACAAAATCATCTGCGGCCTTTGCCGCCGCTTCACCCAAATTGATTAGAGCTTGTGCGGCTTTGTCGGTAGAAGTGATAAACTTGCCTATGGTAGTGCCTTCAAACCCAGCCATAATAGAATTATTCAAGCCAGACCCATAATCTCCTGCCGAAAAATCTTGTGCGGCCCATTGACGGTATAAAGAAAACATTTCTGAATTACCATCTTTCAATGTAGTATACAATTTTTCCAGTCGCTCTTTCTCCATTGCTTGCCGTTCGTTGTAATACCACTCATTTATTGCCAAAGAAGCATCAGCATACTCTTTTTCTGTTATTTCCTTTTTCTGCATTTTCTGAATAGCGGTAGCCTGTGCTTTATCTCGTTCCAAGTCTAGGTCATCCAATTTATCAATAGAAGCCTTGGCTTGCCATTCTCTTGTAAACCAAAGGTCATGCTCTATAGTCTTTGCTTTTTCTGCACCATCAGCTATAAGTTTCTCTATTGCCTTGATTCTAGCACGAAGGATATCATCAAACTGTGTATCATCATAATTCAGCACAGACGCGCCCTCAATGAGTTTTTCTTTAAGAGCAGTCATTTCTTTTGTCAGGGTATCAGTAAGATCATCGTTGTTAAAAACGTATCCAAGGGCATCCTTCATCGCCTGACGATCAGCCTCAAATGTAGAGATGTAATCGTTTGCGGCCAGAACACCTTTGGATATTTTTTCAGTGGGGTTCGTATAATCTGCCGCACTTTTACCAGCAAAAGTAGCGTACCATTGCGCCTCAATCTCCCATCGAGACTTCATAGCACGAGAGGCGGTCTGAAGTAACTTATCCTCACCCTTGGTGATTGCGTTCTGTATCTCGGTATATGTTCCATTCGTCACCACACCAAGATCACGCAGAATTTTTACGGTGTCGGATAAGCTAAGATCAAATTCTTTAGCGGCATCTCTTACCTGTGTAGTGGTATATTGAATGCTGGATGTAGCTCCAGTTGCATCCGCCGCAAACGACCCCTGCATATTTCCTATAACATTTTGCCGGAGTGCTTCTCTAGGATTGGTCTCTCGTAATGATACATCAGCGGCCTTAGCGCGTGCCATAGCGGTAGCCGTGACTGCTAGACCAGCCGCTAGTCCAGCAATAGCTAGGAATGCAGGATTGGCCATAAGTGCTAAAAGTTCCGTACCTAGTACAGCAAGTTGACCGCCTATTAGCTTCAGAGACCACACAGCACCAGTTCCTAATGTGCTAAACGCGGCATTGACACTCATAATGCTTATCGTCATTGCTTTTAACGCGGCACTTCCAGCCAATACTAGCTTCGGCAATGTTGTTATCATCTGAAGCATCTTACCAACTATAAGTGTCTTTACAATCAATACAATGGCGGGGGTCAGTCTGATTGCCGCCTCGACCACACTTAACATGGCAGAAGCGACCATACCCAAGTCTGTACCTAGATTGGTAAATGCTCCACTAGAATCCTTCAGGGCGTCCATGACACCCCCAATACCTTCTGTGAGTGCCGTGGTTGTGCCAGATGCTATCTTTCCTGCACTCTGTTGGGCAATATCACCAAACATACTCAACTGGCCACTTAGGGTCTTCATGTATGCGTCCATCATACCAGCGAAGCGCCCACCTTCACCGGTCATGTTCTTGAACGCCTTTTCTACTTCCTCAAAACCAACAGCGCCTTGTTCAGTCAATTTCTTTATTGCTTGCGTTGTAGTTCCCATAACATTGGCTAGTTCATCATAAATGGGTATACCACGCATAGCGAACTGCATAAGGTCGCGGCTATACGCTCTACCCTGTGTCTTCAAGGTACCATAGACATACGATATATCATCAAGGGAATGTCCAGTAGCCTTCGCCACTGTTCCCAGCATTTCCATATTATTTACTAGACTCTCGGCAGAAAATCCATACGCCAATAACTGCTTCGAGGCACTAACCGTTTCCTTGAACGTCAGCGGACTCTCAACAGCAAACTTATACAATTCTGCCATCTTTGCTCTGGCATCATCGGTAGACTTCATCATCACAGCAAAGGCGGCGGTTTGCTCCGAAACAAACTTATTAAAATCAATACCTTCCGATACTACTTTTTTTACTGCCTGAAACGATGCCGTGATCCCTATAACAGAACGGGCGAGATTGGCAAAATCCCGCCCGACAGTATTAACATTCTTGGTAGTATCTTTAGCCCATTCTTGCGTCTGAGCTTGTGCTTTCTTGAGGGTCATAAAATACTCATTGCCCTCAATGTAAAGTCGTGTATAAACTGCACCAGCCGCCATCATGGGCCTCCTAAATCTGCTGTGACCGAGTGTTTAGCGACTTTCCACTAGCCCCACCCTTGTTCCTGCTTTTCTCCATCTGTTCATGTTCTATAGACTTGGCTTCCAGTTCCAATGCCGTCAGTCCGTCCAATACATCCGTAGGCTCATTCGCCCATCCATTGCCGTTAGGCATCCCCCACAGCTTCGTATATTGGTAGATGGAGAGGAAGTACAGGAACTCTTTATCGGCTACATATCCTTGCACCTCATCACGAGTCACAAGGACATCTTCACCGTTGATCTCTTTAGCTAGAACAAGGACGTGTCCCTTCTCTTTGCGGTACACGTCCTTGTGCCTACCGTCGTGGAAGAGACGGTAGGCTATTCTTAGTTTTTTTCATTCGGCCTTGCGTTCAGTATGCTGTTGTAGTAGTTGTACAATTCCTCAATAAGAGGATCAAACTCTACCGGCGCACCAAACAACTGCGTGACCGTAGTAACCTTTTTCTTCTCATCATCACTCTCATATTCGATATTGATGAGATCGATGGTAAGCTCGCCGATGATCTTCTTGCGGTCAACCTCAAAAGAACCAGAAACCTCACCCTTGCCATCGAACTCGAACTTCCTCGGGAAGAGCTTTTCCTTGATGGCTACGGTGGGGGCACGGTGAGTAATTTTCATCTGCTCATTGGCAGGAAGTTTACGGTTACCGTTGAATTCGGGGGTAAACTCACGCTTGGTTGAAACTGAAATAATCATAGGGGTATATCCTCCTTATGGATATGAAAGGTTGTTAGCTGTTAGCCTTGAAATACATCACAGGGTCGTTGTTTATGAATCGAACATTTGAAGACCACGACTGTGCATCGCCAACCGACGCACCAAGGTTGTAGCCATAAAGCTCAATCTGGCCGAACAGGAAAGCGCTTGTCTCACCAGAGGCAGTCGTGTTGTCCTGAATGAAGAACTGACCATACAGCGCTGAAGCATCCACCTCACGAAGCGTAGAAGTGTTATCGGCGGTAGCAGAAACAGACTTCATAAAGCGACTAAGAATCGAGCCATCCTTATTCATTTCAGAAATGAAGTTGATACCCTCAACCGTGCCGGAAAGGTCAGTCTTACCGGGACGATACTTCTTGATGTCATCGGCGAGAACCGTGACATCAATCTCATCACGAGAGAATTCCATCGAGAATGAGCTACAGTCAGACACTATCGTTGAAGTAGCAAGCGAAGCGGTATTGCCAGCATTAAGTGTCTGACCCTTACCCAAGAATAGATCACCAACTACATATCCAGACGGGAACGTAGCAGTTCCAGAAATTGATGCGATCATGTACCACGAACCACTTGTCATTGTACCAGTGGCTAGGGGGGTACCGAACGTCATCTTGTAAAGAGATGCGTCCGCCCCAATGAGACGGTTCAAAGCGCTTTCGGCCATATAGTCCTCCTGTTACTCAACTAGGTTGAGTGTAATCCTCTGTAAAACGTATTGTGGCATCAAACTGATACCTATAAGCCTCGTTAAAACCAGCCCACCCTCGTATAGCCCCAACCACTACATGCACATCCGTAGCCGTAGTAATTACCCCCCGAAGATTCTCTAGCATTACTTGACACCGTTCTATTATCTGCTGACCTTTGTTTATCTGCGTAGGGCCAGCATCCACCGATATCCTCGCGTACGCTATCTCTTCCATTTTCGTCTGTGAGATTTTCGTACGAGAACCGCTAGTAACTTCCATCAGTACCCACGGCATCTTTGGAGTGCCAGTTATCGTTGGAACCTGTATCCTATAGATCGAATCAGAACTGCCGAGAAGGCCAGATAGTGTAGCGTCTGTTTTGAAGTACACGTACAAATCTTGTAGTATCATGGCTTGTACTTCCTTTCCAGTTTCGCCCACATCTGTGTTAGAGCATCTTGTGATATCTGAGAAGCAATCCCCGGTATCTCCGGCTCAACAGGAGCTACAAACGGTTTCTTACCCTGCTCACTTCTCTGTGCATCGGGGCCATTACGTATGCTCTTTACGATTGCCCAGAATATGCCACGCTCTTCATCAGAGCCATCCGGGTTTATCCCAATCTTCTCCTGTACCCACGCACGCATATTGGCAAGAAACGCTTCAGAACCCTCTTTACTTATATGGGTACCAGCACCATATTCACGATACCACGCATGGGGAGCATGACTACCTACATCCACTGCATTATTGGCAGAGGGGGCATCTATCATGTGTTCTGGATTGGAAATCTTGCCACTATTTTTGGAAGTACGCCATGTAATGGACTGTGATAGTGTTTTCTCAAAATCATACGGCTCGGTTTCTTTTCGCATGAGCGCCGAAATTTCTACACCCGCCCGCTGAAGCATACCGAGCATAACAATAGACTGTTCACGTTCAAAGTTCGCCTTAGCCAAAGCACCAGTGAACTTTACGGCACTCCCAACCTTATGTGTGTACGAAGCCATCTTAGCCCCCCAAATCCCACTGTGCCCGCTCTAGCGTACACACAACATGAGGAATCATCCACTTCCACCGTTCAGGCTGTCCGATGATCTTCCGCTGTATTCCGTCTGTATCTATAATACCATCCCCTGTCTGTACTGAATCTCGATACTCATAGGGGATCAAAGCTATATCCGTTGCATTCGCCAATGTCTGATCGTTCAAGAAAGAATCCTTAACAGACATTGGCTCTATTCTACCGCTTATCGTCGCATGTAATGTCCATACTGCATCATCATACAGACCAGAGGGCGGCATCCGTCGCCATACCTGTAGTGTTTCCTGAAACTCATTAAACACCATAGGTTAGCCCCCTAAAAAGGCTTGCACAATAGCGGAGTCCGTAATGGATACTCCTGCCATCCTACTTTGCCTTAGTGCCTTATATCGCATACCGTAGTTGGTTAGGTCAAGCGGGTCACGAAGAACGCCCACACCGCCCGTAGACAGCGCCAAACGCCCCTCCATCTTATAGGTTTCAACTCCAGCTTGACCACCACGCGATATACTAAGGAAGTATTCATGGGAGGCAAGCAACGCAGTCGCAAGCCCCCATTGATCGCCAAAAAACGCGGGAGAGGTCAAGCCAGACGCTATCGTAATGTAACCTGACATTACTGTGCTGGTATACAGTGCAGGGCAGACTAGCTCGATGTACTCTTCCGGTGTCATGGCACTCTCCTACTTATCCTACAATCTCACCGGCATCAACAGCCTTGATCTGTTTCTGAAGCGCGGCCTGTACATCGGGGCGACTCTCTTCATCAGCCCACTTGGCCAGCGTAGCCGGATGGAAGGTTCCTTCTACGACGCGCTTGATTACACCGGGGCGAGCTATATCGAGGAGCTTTGCCGGTATACGAATCGACTTGGATTCACGACCATCCTCAAGCTCACACCATATCAGCGGAAGGTCTTCTGGCTTCTCGGGCCGGGGGGCCTTCACCCACTCCTCAACGATCTTGCCGGAGGCTATGTCATCGGCAACAAACATGCGGGCATCATGCCACAACTCATCAGCTATTTCATTATAGCCGGGAGCCAGCGTACAGAAACGCGAATTCGCACTAGGATCAAGTGCCGTAGGTGCGTGCGCGGGAATAACTTTCATGTTATTTTTTGCCCAGTTTACTATCATCATGTTCTCCTTGTGGTATATCCACTAACTGTTCTGTAAAGAAGTAAAGTTGGGTCAGTTTTTGTGCTGACCCAACCACATCTAATTCCTTATACTAAAAGGAATTACTCAGATTCCATCCGCATAAGAAACGCTGGCCGGGTAGAAAATTATTATACCTGCGGTTCTCGCCATGCACGGGATTGAGTAGCTAAGGCCCGACTTATCGGCATCGTACTGCTCAAACATAAGGGGCACTTCAAGATTGAGATGATTGGAGTCGTTCACGTACACCATCATTCTATCTGTCGTGCTATCACCAGCATCCGCCAATTCCGTAACCCACTCCACCCGCTTGATATAGCGGTTGGTCTTGAGGAAGTATTCCAGAACAGTGGTATCCGAATCAGTGCCGAGGCGCTTGGTAGAAATCAGATTGTACTGCTCCAGCGGAAGCAACATCACATCAGGTTGTTCAATGCCATTCGTCGCTGACACTACAGCGTGGACGATGCCATTCATGTCATCCAGAATCTGATCCGCAGACTTGGTGCTCCAAGTTTTGGTGCCACCTGTGCCTCCGGAAGCAACAGTGTACTCTGTAATACCAGAGTAGTTAATGAAGCCCTTCAGGTTGGTAGCCGAATCACCACTAAAGGCAATACTGTTCAGCTTGTCCTCAATCGCCCTGCGAGCCGCTTCAGCTCTGCGGGTTTCAAGGGGCAGACCAGCCATAGCCGCACGGCGAATCTCCGCTATGGAGTAACCATACGAAGAACCAATGTCCTTGGGCTTAACCGAATACTCTACCCCATAGATGTCCACACGGGGGAAGTCCGTAGCATAGTCAGCAACCATCTTGGCCATACCAACGCGGGAAAACTGCCGCCAAGTAATAACCTCAGCGGCTGGACTGGCCTCGCTGGAAACAGGAAAGAGACTGAAAGCCATGTTAGGCTTATACTTAACATCAAACGTCTTAGACTTAACCACCTCAAGCTCACGCTTGAAGAAAGCCGACTCGTTGGCGTCGATGTTGAAAGCGTCGTACTTAGTAGCCATATTCTATTCCTCCTTCAACTTACGCAACCAGCTTCGGGCCGTTGACTTCAACAAGCACGAGACCAGAGACCGTCGCCTGATTACCACGGAACATACAACCACCGTTGTAGTTACCAGAAGCAGTCGGCGAAAAAAGACCGCCAGACGTAGCATACGCGGCAACCGGAGCAGTCGAAACCGCCGCAGAAGCCTGCACCCAAATCTGCCCCTCAGTAAGAACATTCACGACATCATACTGATCGTAAGTTCCTACAGTATCAACAGAGGCCCGCTGATCAAACAACGCAATACCGATAAACACATCACCAGACGCATACGTCGGGTGAACCGAACCCGGAGTACCCGGAGTCTGATATACAGGCCGACCAGCCGTTATCGCGGCGGCGGCAGGGAAGCTCTCAACTTCAAAGTCCAGACCATAGGGCAGACCGAGAATAGCGACATCCATAGTTCCATAAGCACCCATGCTATTCCTCCTTATTCTTTAGAGACGTTGTGAGCGTGCTGAAGCCTCTCAATGTACTTTTCACGAGCCTTAGACGCATCCACCAATTCAACACTATCCACATGACCATTCAGATTGCGAACAGACGCATCCGCTGTAATTTCGGCTACAGTGACAAGTGTCTCGATCGCTCCATCAAAACGGGCATCCACGTATACACTGTCCTTGCCATCAAGGATTGCCTTGGGGAATACCTTCGTAATGACGGCCTTCTGAATATCGACCTCGGCCATGCCATCCGTAACCTCGACCTCAGCCACTCGTGCCGCGTCAAGAATACGGAGCTTACGCGCTACGGCGACATCAATCACGGCCTGATCTATCTTCTTGGCCTCAAGCTCCTTGACCTTCGCTTCAGCGATGTCAGCACGATCCTTCTCTGAATCACACTTTGCTTCGAGCTGAGTCTTCTCCGTAGTCAGCGCATCAAGACTCGTTTTGAGCCCATCAGCCTTAACCGTAACGGTATGAAGCTCTTCCAGCACCCTAGCCTCAGCAGAGTATTCTACTCCGTCGATCTTGAACATCTTCAGATCGGGCATATTGTTTCCTCCTGTATTAACCTCAACGTGCTCGCTGGCATCTACCAGTATAGCATCGTCGGAATCCAAACGTATTCTAGCGGCATCTCCGGCCCTAGCTGTATCCACCACAGCAACATGATTAGCGATAAGATGCCGTTGAATGTAATCATAGGTCTGACCCAAAAATCTAGCACCGGGGGTAGCCGGTTCAAGATCACAACTATATCCCACACTCAACTCATCCGTGCCATCTTCAATAGCGCGAATGGTGTCGGCATCGTGAATTATCATATCGATAGACACGTGGTACATATCGGTGTTATAAAACTGGTACCCAGCTTGTCCACCAACCATGTTGGGTTTACCCTCTGTACCACTTGGACTGGAAGGATTGTCGCCTAGTGTACCCTTCTGGTACTTTTGGACATTATCTACTGTAACCATCTCATCAGGATGACCAAGCGTAACTGGTTTGAGTTTAAGTGATTCAAGGAAGGCAGGGGCAAATACCTCTTCAGGTAGCCTTAGCTCCTTCACAATGGAGCCGTCAGCTCTGCGGTATTCATAAATACCCGTACTACAGATGACTGCTCTACCCTTCAGGAACCCCTCTGGTGTTTTCTCAAACTTTGTATACATCCAGTCAGGTGCCAAAATCGTATCAAATCTGTTTGCCATACTTCACCTACTTCTTCTTAGGCTTTGGGCTATCGGGTTTGGGCTTTTTCTTCCCCGTACCACAAGACATATAGCACCTCCTATATATTCAGATTTGCATATAGACTATTTTCGCCTATAGCACAAAAACTAAACAAATGCCTCAAATTGTTTATCCTTCGTGATATGGTGCAGTGGAGACCTTGAATATGCGGTCTTTCTTTTCTACACTAATCTCCGTATAGGTGCCTTTATCATTAACTGTAATTCTCACTGTACCATACTCAATGCCTTCAACGGCTTCTTGAATACGGTTTAGCAGTTCCGGCGTACATCGCATCGTATCCTCCTATATCTTTGACCCTATTGCTTCTCTAAGAACCGGAAGCCAGTATGGAGTGCTTGTGCACCTGCACATAATGGCTTGTCCCGGATGTACGTCTGGCATTGTCGCATATCGAGGCAACCATTCGTCACCAGTCTCGGAAAACACATGGGGATCACTGAACTTGCATACCTTGTCATCCATAATCCAATGTGAAGGAATCGCCTTTGGGTATCTTCCATTTGGATTTCCACGCACACGCTCATCACGAGCAGTCAACCAGATATATCCATCCATACCTATTGACTCAAATTGGTTCCTAGTTATTGCATACTGGAGCTTACCAACCTGATCACGCGCTATGAGTCGTGCGCGATAACCAGTAATCTTGTCTGATAACTTTTGAATAGCCCCAACCATTTCTTCGTATGACCATCCTGACTGAAAGCCTGTAGTCAATAGTGTATTGAGCTTCGTAATATATTCTTGTGATAGACTCTTAATCAGCCGGTGATTTTCGTTTACCCATAGTTTCTGCGTCTCTGGCCACCACGGAGCACCAGTTTTCAATGGGATACCCAACACAACTTCTATCTGTGACTGCCACTGTATCTCTTCAAAACCAAAGATACGATTAGCAACTGATTCGACATAATCGAACACAGCGCCTAGTGATGCCCCTGTTGTAAACATAGCGGCTATCTCTTCTTCAACTTCTTTTAGAATGGCTTCAAGTTCATCATCGGGGCTATCTACTCTGACACCACGGTCATTCATCTTCATCCATGTTGCCAACTTTCCCTCAAGCCTGCCCAGCACTGAGGCTGTCACTATCTTCATAGAAGCCGATATACTTTCCGCATAAGAATGCTCTATGGCGATAGGATAATAACGACGCTTTGGCTTCTTTTTCAATAGCATCTCTTGTTGGCGCTTTGTCAAAGTGTTCCAACGATACTTAAAGAGTATCTGAAATTCATTTTTGCTTGTTGGTGTCATCTGGAATGTCCTCTATATTGGGATCGGCTTCTGGGTCTTGAAAGTTTTCTGCATCCACGGGTTCCCAACCATACTCCGAGCTTATATCAGCCGGGTCTCTGGCCCCCATATCAGTATATATCTTTTCAGTTTCAGCGGTGATCTTTTCTGTCTCGGCATACGTCTTGGCGACATTAGCCTTCTCTTCCTCTGACAACTGATATAGCGAATTGAACTTGACATCAGGAGCCTTGGCAATACCTGAGTAACTACAAACAAAGGATACCAAACGCCGCACTGCCGGAAGCAGTTTATTTCGCTGATTGGCCTCAATCAAATCGTAGTAGTTACGGAGATCACTTTCCCCCGTAGCATTAAGGCCAGCAGGAGAACGTCCAAACAATCGTGTAACTGGAATACCTGTAGAACCAGAAAGCTGAAGCATGAACCTGTCTATAACTTCTGGTAGTCCCGCTAAGGTAGCATAGTCCCTTGTGTACTCTTCATCATCGCCAAGCAATACAGCGTTTATGACACTCTTGGAACGATTCATTATTTCCAGCCGCTGAACAACCTTCTGTTCCTGACCGGATGCAAGCATTTCTGCCAAGTGGCTGATCTTGAACTTGCCAATGATGAACTCCATAAGGATATTCACCGTGGATTGTGTTATGCCGCCCAGATCCTTCAAACTATCATATACACGCTGTAGAGAACTCATACCCCAATAACGGGTAGAAGCGTCCACCAAACCATTTATGCGTGTTGGCACTGTATCGTTGTGTAGTGGTATGACTCGGGAGGCATGAACATACATGGGAACAACCTGCGTTCCCACATAGTAGTTTATCTTATATATTTGTACCTGTCCAAAGGTAGCAGAGCGGGGGTCTGTGTCAAAGATACACTCTGTTATGGGGATACAGGTCTTATCCACCACTTTGAGGTATTCAATAGTTTTGATTTTGTCCAGTTTAAGTGGCTTCTCTGGGGACTGCCCATCCATAGCCCCAACAATAATCAAAGCTCCACCAAGAAGACGTTGCCACTTAATACCCAAGTTAAAGGTCTCTTCGGCATTGAGCCGTTGAAGCTCTTCCATGACCTTGAGAGCACTTGCATCCTCATCTTCACCAAGATATACCCACTCGCGGGTCATATCATCAGCTACTACATCAACAATGCGGCCACCCAAACCATCACCTGTATAGATATTGGATAGTGTATCGTCATCAATCATATACGATGTACCAAACTTCGTATAAATTGACTTATCGTTTTTGCCGCCCAATCCGGTAAAGACGTTTCCCCATCCATCCCCACGCGGCACTCTGCTCTTTATGGGGATGATTCCGGTAGAATCTGTCTTTGTATTATTATCGGGGAATAGATCGTCCACCGTATCACCTCCACTATATAGTGAATCTCTTATGTTATATCACTATAGCATACTTTCGTCATTTTGTCAAGCCCCCAATTTACTACCCGTAATAGTGCTCAATAGTCCCAAATAGCCGATTTTGACCAGTCACTTACAGTGCTGAACCCTGCTTCTCTGATCAATGACGCCATACTGTCTGGGGCATCATCTGGTTCCTGCTTCACACGCCAATCGCACACCTGTTCCATATACTCAGGGTCGGTATCATTCGCCCATTCTATTATGGGCCATACCTCATAGCCGTAGGTCTGTATCTTGACTTCCTTGTGCATTTTCTCGAAATACGACTCAACCCAGATACCATCGCGCTTCACATTTGGGTTCTGACTTATGATGTCAGCGGAATATCCGCGGTCGGCGTTGTCCTCCACATACAGGCTCTTCGCGCCGTATTGAATAAGTTTCTGGCAGATGAATGGAAGCCATTCCTTGATATTCCCGTGGAAGGCAAAGCCAACTGCATTAAGTCTACCATTTGGCATCCGTCCCATTATCGTCAGAGCATTCCAGTGATCGCCCTTGAACGCCGCATCGACATGAGCCTTTACATCCTTCACTTCGTCATAATGCCATGTACCCTTATGCGGATTTTTGAAGATAAGGTCATCCTCTGCCTCAAAGCGCAGTTCGTAGTTACAAGCATACAGAATCGGTGTCGTCGTGCTCTTGATACGGGCTATCTGCTCTTGCGTAACGAGATGGGCTTTGTCTATGGGGTATTCCAACGCTGGAGGCAGAATCGTCCACGCATCATGCTTATGCCACGGAGTACCAATAAATGACGTGGGCTTGTCGCGGTCGATGATGTTGGCGCGAATTTCCTGAATAAGTAATTTTGTCTTTTCCCGTTCAGCCTCAGAGATACGATCATTCAGATCAATGAAGTCATCGCATATTACACGGTCGTAATGCTTTCCTGTTATATTGGAATCAAGCCCTAGCGCCTCTATAGAAAGCTGTGGGGTGGATGTTTCCTTAACAGAAAGATTTAACTTCCCCTCACGCTTTGTAGTGAACTTCCATTTTGAACCCCATGCCTTTTCAAACACCGGACGCACAAGTGGATTTTCCATGAGGTTGGCAATGGAGCGCACCACTTCAGCGGCGGCGGTATAAGTTTTTCTGACTATAGCAATACGATCATTCGGGTTCCACATAAGGTGCCAAGGAACACCACACTCGATAATTGATGTAGACTTGTACGAACCACGATGGGCCTTGAGCGCCCTATCCTGATTGGTGTCCCATATATACCGAATCCAATCGGAGTGCATTTCAGTAAGGAGGGTCTTGCCACCCAATAATCCAAGGATATGGGGATGTTCCCTGATAGTAGCAATATCATCCCATGAATATTTTATAGCCATTATTCAATCTCCGGGGTATGATTCGTAAACTTTCCAAAAATTTCCTTGCGCTTCTGCTCGGCATCAGATTCGTCCTCAGCATTAACTGTCGTAAGCGTCTGGAGGAATTTCACGATGGACGACAACTCTTGCAGAACCTTGTACTTATCCGGTAACTTATAGGTGACATAGCGCTCACCTGTTTTAGAGTTGACGGTATAGTCCACACCGCTGATAAGTTGACGAGCCTCTTCCTCAATATCCTCAAGGGGGATAGCATCACCATCGGATGTATAATATTTATTGATATCATACTGTAACCATGTCTGAACATTCGTCATAAGCAAAGCGGGGCTGTACTGTAAAGAAGAACTAACACTATTTTTTAGCAATAGCTGAAGCAGGGGGAATACCCTGCCGTTGTTCATAAGGTATGCGGCCTTCGCCTTAGCCGCCGCCATACGCTTTAAGCCAAATATCTTCATCGCGGCAGAAACGGCATTCATGCCGTTGTTCATGTACTCGATGACAAACTCCACCTCGAACTTGGTGAGCTTGTAGCGGAGTATATCTACACCACAGATAGTCGTCGGTATTCCGTTCTCATCAGTACCCATAATCTCGACGGCGTTGGCGATACCGCCCTCTTTTTCTATAATTATCGCATCAGTAAGTCCCTTAGTCCGTCCCATGGTAAACTCCTCTATATAAGATAAGTGCTATATATGAGAATACACCATAGCATACTTTCTTAACTTTGTCAAGTACCCCCGTAGACAACAAAAAAGCACCCGGTTAGGGGTGCTCAGATAGTAATGAAACTATAGCTTAATGGAATACGAAGTAAATAACCCACTCGCCCAGATCGTGTACTTCAGGGACAATATAATCCCCGAACATCCAATCCATGAATGGGGTATCTACCAGTATGCCTAACTTCTCACTAGGCACAGCGACTACCAGATCACAGCAATCTGAATTGAGTACAAGACCCTTGAGTAGTTCTGGGGCATCAGCATATCTCCATACCCGCATCATACTGCCATTATCGGCTACGACTTCTTCAATGTCAATCATCTTTGTCTCCTTCATCTGGAATGCCTATGCACCCGCCACCAACACGATACTGCTTCCATTCTTCTTCCGGCAGTTTCCAGAAAACATCAAGGGCCTCTGACACATAACGTGGCAAGCGGATATAAGGATCACCGCTATCCTTCACAGCCCAAGGCCCGCCAATACCAGACATCTCGATATGAGCACCACGAAATTCATACCGACCGGGACTACATAGATAAGTCATGGCTTGTCCTTCTCGGCGTTGGCGATGGCAACGGCGGAGATAGGATTCTTCCCAGCCAACACCTTACCCAAGGCGTCTTCATACACCGCGTGTGCCTCAGCCACAGTAAAATAGTTTCCTAGAGAATATTTCTTCCCAGAAAATGATATCTCCGCCCTATATTTACCATTAGGCTGTTTACTGTATCCAGACAACCTTCCATCTCGATGAATCGATTTATTTAATCCGTTCAACCTAGGAGACGACACCCTCAAGTTAGAAATACGATTATCCAATCTATCTCCATTTATATGATCGAGGTATCCAGAAGGCCATGATTTGAAATACAAAAACCATGCAAGTCGGTGTGCCATAATTCTCTTACCATCATTTTGTATACGCAAATACCCCTTTTTAGTGATAGCGCCACAACCTTTGCCATTCTTTGTAATTACTCCGGTGTTGGGATCGTATAAATATTTAGAAGTGTCAAACTCATCCAGCACCTTGTCGATATTACCGTCCATCCTACGCCCCCATTCCCGGCTCAGGAAACTCATCCGGGGCCAGCACACGATAATCCGGCCCAAACTCCTCTGGTGCCTGAGAATACCGCACGTTACCCTTATTGAAGCCCGGTACCTCCATCAGCCCCGACAGCCTCTCCTTCAATTCCCTACGGGGATCATTAGGAGCAAGGTCGGTATTCGTCATCACATACATGACGAACTCTACGAAATCCTCGGGGGTGATATATTCCTCACCGAGCCTAATTCCATAGCCCTTGGCAAAACCGGCACCCCTATAGCCTAAAGCTGTTCTGCAATCCAATCCTCTGCTTAGTTCCAAACTCATATCCTCGTCCTCATCATCATTCACTGTAGCTCCGTACATAAACGCCCATGACACCAAGGCCAACACAAGCCAAATCAACATAATAGCCGCTACCATATCCTTGCCCTCCTTGTTTTCGTTGTATGCAGATAGTATCACTAATTTTTACAAAAGTCAAGTATATTTTTCGCTTGACTTTTCGACAATCCTATAGTACACTCTACAAATCATGGAGGTGCCTACGGAGCAGTTGGAACAATGTCCCTATGACCCTGCCACACAATGTAGCAAGGTGCGGGAGTGTGAAGGATGTGCGTGTGAGACCTATAACATAGCACTGGAGCAATATCGATTTACAAGGAAGGAGCTAGAAGATGAAGTACAAGGTAGGGGACACGGTACGGATCAAGTCGAAGGCTTGGATTGATGCACAGCCAAAGGATGAGTTTGGAAGTATACCGTTCAGTGAATTGTGTATGCCTCCAGAAATGTTTGCATACGCTGGAGATCGCGTCATTATTAAAGCAATAAACCGCGATGAGCTATCCTATAGGATAGATATAGACGGAGGTGTGTGGTCTTGGATAGACAAGATGTTCGAGGATGACATTGAAGCCTTGCAGAAGCGTATAGAGCGTCTGGAGGCTGAAGTGCTACAGCTCAAGGGTGAAGGACAGAAGCAGAATGATGCTACTGTCTACAACGCGGATAAGCACTATGTGGCAATTTGGGAGGAAGAACCCTATCTCCTGAAGTGCGCCACTGACGAAAACACCCACACGCTATTGTATACATTCGTCGGGATGTACTGCCTTACCCATCGTCTATCAGATACGGTCGATTCAGGACAAAGGGCACTCGATGAGGCGCAGACGTGTATGTGTGACAGTGATGAACAGCCTATTCTCTATGTATTCGACACAGGTAAGGAAGCACTGGAGTTTATGCTCAAGTATCTGTAATCTGTTTAGGCCCACCCGTAACAAGGTGGGCTTTTATTTTGCCCGCTATAGCCCCTAGGATTGTCACCACGGCGTTTTACCCCTATAGGCCGTACCTTTTCATGCCGGTATGCCTTATGGGGGCTATTTTGGGGATATTACCTAGAGGGTACAGAAAAACCCATTATGCTCAGATTTTTGAATAAAATTTTGGGAAGGGGCATAGGGGTATAGTGAATTTTATACAGGGGATGGAATTTGCACATAGGGATTATGCAATAGGCCACACGGAGCGATATTTGGGTATAAAATTTTAGTTGAGCATATTGGCCCCACGGAAGCTCTAGCCTGACGCCGACACAGAGCAGAGGTGTTCGGTGGGGTAAGGGGGGCGGGGGGGGTATACCCTATTCCTGCCTTCTCTACCATCCATAGTGTCCATACTCATACCTATCTATACCCTGCCCATGCCTACACTCATTAGGATAAAAAAATACCCCGGCCTATTATGGCTAGGGTACTATGCTAGAGTGTACAGTAAGCTATCTATTGAGTGTATCCGCTACTCTAAGCCCTTCCAATTGCATAAAGCCTTCTATGCTATCCACGCTCGCCTTGCCTACTTCGTCAGGTGTACATATAGCCACGGCGAAGCCTCTACGCCTTAGCGACTCTATGACTACCTTGTCCGTACTGTTTAGCCCGTCCATGTTCTAATCCTTCCTGCCTATGTAGTAGGCTAATCGATCCAATATAATACATAGGGCTATAAACCCTAGTATGTATGCTATAAGCCTCCCCATGCTTACTTAGACCGCTTAATTAGCAATGTAGCGGCCTTATCGTAGATAATGGCTTTACGCTCCTCTTTGTGATAGATAGCCGTGACGTGTTGGCGATCCTTGACTACCTTGGTAGTGGTAGTGCTGGAAGCATTAAAGCGCCTTAGCTTGTCGGCGAAGTTAGTCACGGCTACGTCCATCGCTACTGTCTTGTCCATTTGATCCTCCCTAATCTTGATATACATAATATAGCACGATAGGGAAGGCTTGTCAACTATAAATTTGAAAATATGTTAGGGAATAAGAAAGATTGCTCCCCACCTGCCTTATACCTTATTATATACCCTATCCTACACTGTATCATAATGATACACTCTTCTAACTATATGTGTCAAAATGATACACTATTCCTTACCTATGTCTAATTGATAATGATTATCTATATCAATTAGATATCATAATGATATATAGTTGCAATATTTGGAAACTTTGCAACTATTGTGTTTTATACAGTGCTATAGTCTAAATAGCTAGATATACAGAAAAGGCCCTATACTGTTATGTATAGGGCCGTAGAAACGCTACTGTTTAGTCTATTCCGTACTATCCTTATGCTTATTTACTTCAGTGACTTTTAGACCGCGCCTTATTGCAAACAATGCGAAGTCTTCAGCCATTCCTCGCCCTATATCGGCATTGTACTCATTAAGGCTATTTGATCGCATTAAACTACGCGCTGGTATAGTCAACGCCTTGATTGTAGCCGTCAATGAGTGCATATTGTGATAATCTACTAACATATCCATTCTGTACCATCCTTCCTATGATAGTAAAGCTATACACTCCCCGGTAATATAAGTATTCAATCGTTGCCATATAGTGAAATTGCTATCATGCTCACCTAGTTCAATTTCATCGGCGTATTTCAATTCATCCTGATAAAATTGAATTTTCTGTTCTTCCGTGATATGGCTTGCATAGGCGTCTTCTACCCTGATATCATAAGCCATAGTTCGCCAATCTTCCGCGACGGCGCGCCTTGCTTCCGTTAACATTGTATTACTTACTAGCTCGCCTTTATGTGTTTTCATAAGTCTTTTTCCCTTGTCACGTCTATCGTATTGATAATCGGCGCGGGATATCCCATACGCTCGCAGTAGGCCCACAAAGGCTCAGTGCCTCCGTTACTATAATTTTTTATACCGTCAAGGTATCCGGCCTTGAATAGATACTCCATGGCCGTAGTAATAAACTGTTCACCATATCCGTATCGCTCGCCTGATTTATAGGTGTAGACCGTATTACCGTTCTCGTCTCGTACTTCCATCGTCGCTGTATGGTACGTGTTACCATAGGATTTTTGGAACCATCGGCGCCCGGTTATAATAAATTGATACTTCATTTTCTAGCCTCCTTATGGCTTTCTTACCATATCGATATATAATACTTGCTTTTTACGTATTATGTCAAGCCGCCGTGACATAAAATCAAGCCCTTTCATGCCGATAATCTCGCCTTCCTTTGGAATGTAACGAATTCTTAATCTATATGTTTCATTGCTATAATCTAATGTTATTTCATATTTACCGTCGTTCCAGTTATCGATATAACCGCATGATAGCGCATAGGCCGTTAAGAATACTTCACTATTGCGCTTGACATAAAATCTCGATATTTCTTTACTGTCTTTTGTACAATAATCTTTACAATACGCCTCAAATGTAGTTATCATTATATCACTCCCTTTACTATCGTTCCACCCTTGACGAGTAGCGCGGGGCGTTGACCCTTGACGGTAATATAGACGCTTCCGCCGTCAAGGGTAATGTTGTATTCACTGCCCCGATGGTTCATATGTTCTTTAAGCGCTTTCCGTAAGATACGCTTAACATACGGGCTTAACGAGCTATAAAAAATAAACTTCATTCCGTTTCCTCCACGCCGATAATTTTACTACTGTACGATCCTCCTAGGATATTTTCTATACCATGATAATTTATTAATATATCTATATTACATTCGTTGAATTCTTGCATGTTTTCCAGCGTGGTACTGGCATACTCTAGCACGCTGTCGATTTTTACCCAGTCCTTTTTTAATAGGTCTATATAATCTTTTTTTGACAAAAAACTATAATCAAATTCCGTATAGTCCTCACCGTTATGTACCACTCCATAAACTATATGATACTCTATTAGTTCGCCGTTATCATTATATATCGGTTTATAGATACGACCATACTCGAATAGCGATATCTCTATATCTATATCGATACCTTCGTACTCTTTATAGCGCGCTTGCTCGTCTATTGTTAGTCGGCGCATGTTAATACTCCTCTCCCATATATTCCCATATGCCTATACAAGCGCCGTCGCCTTCGCTCGACCCAAAATATGCGTTTCTCGGGCAATGCCTATCGATAATATCGATCATATCCCCATAATAGGCGTCCTGAAAATACGGTGCGTAGCCATCTCGTTCAATGTACGGCTTGTCATTTTCAATTTCTAGCTTTTTTAGTATATCGCGAATAGTAGCACGTTCGCGCCGTGACAATCGTAGGCTTGCCAGCTCATAAACGAATGCATCGCACAAGTCTAACGGCCTGAGCGTGCCTTCACTATAAATGCCGATGTTCAGTTTAGTGCGCGTTAATCGTCGCTTCATTTTCTCGCCTCCACTAAAAAAAGATTAACCTATAAAATAGGCTAAGAAAGCGCTATAAAAGTATAGCGCAATCCTCGCATATCTTTATGCGTAGCACTCTACGTATATCAGGGTATCCGCACTATACCCTAGTGCTACGGCTACGGCGAGTAGTGCCTCGCGTATCGCAGTATCGCCAGCGCCGTTTATACTGACGGGCTTTGTACCATCGTCCTGATAGAGGTTGATACCGAGATTGTCCAGCGCGGAGCCGACAGCCGCACTTTTTTTGTCATAGCCGTATCCGCCCGCTTTTCCGCTCGCCGCGCCGTAGGGCGCTCGCCTTATCCATATATTACAGTATATGGTGCTCGCCGCGCTACTCCTGCTCATGTATAGCCGACAGTCTACTATATCTTGTCTAGTATTGATATCGATAACCTTTATACCGTTTATCAATCCTTTATCGCGAGCCCTTGCTCCCTCGTCGCTTATACTGTCGTTTAGCTTTCCTATCTTCGCTATCATGTTCGTTCCTCCATTGCCTATGATAATACTTGTCACGGCGTACCGTGTCAAGCCTTAATCGTCATACGTCCATGGTCTAACTTGACCATTTTTCCGTCACGGTCTAATTCTATATATTCCGCTCGCGGTGATTGTACTACGACTTGACAGTATACGTCAAGTGCCCTAGTCCTATCCGTTCCCGTATAAGCCTCGCCGCTTCCGACTTTGACACTATAGGTATGTATTGACATTTTAGCTACTCGCTTTCACTATAACTGGATTTTTAGAGCACGAAGGCATATAAAGCCTTTTTTTGTAACCGTTGCCGATATTGATAGCATTGTAATACATAACGGCTTGATTCAATTTACCTATAAAACTATAGTGTGTTTTATAGCTTCCCTTTGTGCCCTTGCCGACTTGTACGAGAAATTCCGTATAGTCACTGTCATAGGCTATACGCTTTCCGTTGACCGTTCCCGTCATAAACATGATTGATCCTCCGTACTAATAAGATACTGCATTGTATACATGTATTCAAGGCGTGTCAAGCGATTTTTAATCATTTTCATCGATTTTCTTTTTCTTCCATATATGGCATATATTTTTACTACGTTTCTATATTTATATATCCATATCGCCTATTCGATCAATTTTATATATGTTCCATGTATGATAATGAGCGAATAGAGAAGGTGATTAAAAGATAATATATAGATAATTACTAGAATCTATATATTATATAATCTTTACATAGAATAATTACTATATAGGCTTTTAGTATAGTCTATTGTTATATAAAGATTATACTATATATGGATTCGTTAAATATGAAAATCCATATATATGAATAGACTATACTGGTGACTGTATTGGTTATATTAAGATCATAGAAAAGGAACCAGTACACCTCTCGCGCGTGTGCATCAAACAAACACATCAAACATAAAAGAAAAAGTTCAAACACATCTCAAAAATAAGTTATAAAAACATCCCATATATTATAATAGTATCACTGCTACTCCTCCCCTTAGAGCTAAGAAACACCCATAAAGTTAATTAAATTATACATTAGATTAGCTATATATTAGTTTTATTTAACATTATTTACTAACTTTATTATCGTTTTATTACTTATTTTAGTTAATAAAAAACGTGATATTACCTTTTGTTTCTGGCAATATCACGTTTATCTTTTGTCACTTTGTTACTTATTCTTTGCAGAATATGTTTGTTCTTTTGTTAGTTTCTACATTCTTTTCTGTAATCTCTTTCCCGATAATTGTTTTTCTGATAGAGAATTTCTTCTCCTGCTTCTGAACAAAGTATTACTTTCTTCAGTTCTCCATGCTTTATTTTCTGTTCAAATCGGTATTCGGTTGATCTCTTCATAGTCTTTCTCCTTAGTATCTTTGTCGGTTTATCTTCCATCCCGAGCGCATTTGTCGGTTTTCCGTTTTCTGGAAAATAAATTTTATTTAACGGATCAGGTCTCCGTTGTTTAGATCGGCACACTCAAACTGCCTAGTATGTAATTCATGGTGCCCAAAAAAGAATGCAATCGAATTGTAGCACCCTATTCGTAGCATACCATCCACTACTCGTGATCTATCCACATACATCTTCCCATCCCGCTTCATAGCCACGATGTTGTAATCAGCCTGAAGCAACACCACGTCATCAGCTATGATAACATAATGACCCTGAACCACAACGCCACCAATCTCGAACGGCCTAGCCTGTACCATAAATTCCTCCGTACCAATGGTGTACTGCAATCCTACCTAGAAGTCAAGCAAATTGTCAGGAATATATGTTATACTCCTGACAACTATATTATCTATAGGCTCTTATACACATAGAAGACTCCGTTGATATCGCATAGTACACCATATCCTGCTTCCCATATATCCAGACGCTTCTTACAATAGGCGTACCATTCTGAAGTCTCGTAGCCTTCAAGAAGTACGGCAGACACTACATATGCCTGATCCCACGCCTGATCCCTAGCCTGATCCCTAGCCTGATACCACGCCTGACCCCTAGCCTGATCCCTAGCCTGATCCCTAGCCTGATCCCTAGCCTGATCCCTAGCCTGTTCCCAAGCCTGTTCCCTAGCCTGTTCCCTAGCCTGTTCCCTAGCCTGTTCCCAAGCCTGTTCCCAAGCCTGATCCCTAGCCTGATCCCTAGCCTGTTCCCTAGCCTGTTCCCTCGTGTCAAATATCCTCCACTCAGGATCAATGGGGCCGTGGTTATCCAAAATATAGGTTACTCCCTTATACTTCTTCAATTCTTTTTTGAACCTAATCCAATAGGTGGTATTATTCGCACCACCAACAGTGTAGTGTGCCCCGTGCCAACCACCAGCCTTGGCAAGTTTCTTCATCTCGCCACGATTTACTGAGGCCGCTATCTCTCGCGGAATCTTGAGGGCAGACTCATACTCAATACCACCCTTCAACTTGTGCAGTTCCCGTATGGTACCATGCCCACAATGTTGATTGGTTATCTCACCATATTCGGCCTCTACTTCGTCATCCCTAGACCAGTAGAGCTTTCCGTCTTTCTCTATCCAAGAAATAAAGTCACAGATGATTGTACCCTCCTTCCAAAAACTTAAACAGAGTGTACTACCACTCATACAAAAAGTCAAGCAAAATCCTACAAATTCCTACCTATCCTAGATTCAACGAGAAGGCCCCTAGAATCAATGCACCATTATATAGAGGGAAACTATGGCACTCGTTCAGAAAACGCCGTGGTGACGCAGGAAACCGCTATAGCGACGGGATGGAGGCATAATGATGGGTGCGATGGGCGAAAAACGCAATAACTACTTATAGATTATCTTCAGGTGGATAGCATCTTGTACCTTCTTACAGTCCACTGAAAAAAGAAGAAGGCGAATTTTCGCCTGTTATTCTGTTAAGAATAACACTATCATTCCAATAAATAATATAGTATATGATAGTATACTATATTATTTATTATCTATATGATTATATTAAGAAGGTTTACTTTTAAGACCGGGGTCGGTTTACTTTTAAGACCACCCCATCTATTTATAAGACCTACCCCCTCTATGGTTTATACCTCCATAGTGCTTGACTAATCTGTGATTGCATGATACACTCCTGCTATACTGCGGTGGAGGGATGTGCCCCCTCATAGTGGCAGTATGGCGGGTATTGAAAATAGTACTTGACAAAATCGAAAAAGTGTGCTACACTACTTGCATCATGCCGGGTGCAACCGTCATGATACTTCGCAGTAGCAGAGTTATTAGGGAGATTATAGAGTCCAAGGCTAGCCGCTACCTAGCCCCAACCCTTGCACGGGGGACTCTATAATCTCCTTTTCGTTTCTAGGAGGACTATATGGATAAGCAGACTGATTGGACTATCGTGGATGATGTGGGGGCTTTACCCAAGAAAAGCCCTGTATGGTTTGGGCACGTGTATGCACTAGAGTATGGGGACTGCATAAAAATAGGGCACACAACTCATCTTAGAAAAAGATCACGTGCTCTTAAAAGTTCTGCATTTAATTATTCTGATGTTGTTATTGGACGAATCGCATTTACTCAGGCGTGTACTAACCATGCAGAAATAGAGCAATATCTACACAAGGAGTTTGGTTCCTACAGAGTCAATAATGGGGAGTTGTTTAGACTTTCTTTGGATGAATTCCTTAGCAGAGTACCCCCATTACAGTTTTTAGATGAGAGTGGCACAATGGAAACAAGGGCATCGGTTACGTTTGACATATTTAAGGGCGGATTTACTAATGGGTGGCACACTGTAGCTACTTCTATTAATGGAGTTTCACAAGAGGTACCACTAGATAGTGATACAGATATTGCTTCTAAATTGGCAGATTATGATGCCTTGATGCAGTGTGAGAGTGTTATTAGTATTGGCTTATGTGTTAAACATTTTAGTAATGTTCCATGGAAGGCTGTATTCCCTTATCTTAGAGCACAGGGGTATCTAAATCAGAGTGATCTGCCTACGCAAAAAGCTATTGATGAAGATGTTCTTGCTTTCGTGTCCCGTATGGATGAGGATGAGACATACTTACAGGCGGCTGTGAAGATACGTCAACTTGAGAAGTGGTTGCTGTCTGTGATGCCTAGTCTTATTGTATGGGCCGCAGAACACCCCGAGTGTGACGACAATAAATGCAGTGATGAAGCGTGTTGGCAGGGTATGCCCCCGGAAGATAGTGATTGGGTTAAAGTCACTTATGTAAATAATCCTGATGACGGGTGCCCTGAATATTACCCTGATATAATCACAGACTAGTATAGTAAGCGGGTACTGCTCCAATTTTAGGGCAGTACCCTCACTGTATATTGGAGGACAAATATGGCTACAGATGAGTTACAGGAGCTATGTGCTTCATGGAGAGAGACAGCTCGATACCCCTGTGGTGGGGGTATCTATGGCCCCGTCGCCGCAGAATATAATCTATCCTACACTGAGGCCGCGTTGTTAGGATGGATCAAGTGGTTGCTGGATGGTACTAAGACTAACATCCTCATTATAGATGGTAAAGACTATGCGTGGATGTGTTACTCAACCTTTTTGCGATACTATAAAATGGTACCAGTGTCGAGTACGCATAACCTTAGCACAGTGATACGTAAACTGGTAGAGCGTGGCCTGTTAGAAAAGTATAACCAACATGATCCCGAGACGGGACATCGTGTGTACTTTCACATACCCATGCAAGTCCGTCATTTTCTGTTCTATCAAACGAAGGCAGACATTGATACAGAGACCGTGTGCAAGGAGTGGTTGCAGTATAAGGCTACAGGTGCAGTAGTGCCCCAGCCCACTCCTTCAGGTGATAATTTATTCCCCGAAGAATCCAAATCCAAGCCACTACCTGATTGGTTCATTTCGTTTATAGATCATGTTAAGGAAGTATCACACCTTAAACCGAAGATACAGGATGGTAATGGCAAGACGTATAAAGGTATAACTACAGTCTACAATCAGTATGGTGCCCTACTCGATGGTTCCTTCGTAGCCAAGTACAAGCCAGAGAATCCGAGCTATGACTATACGACGATAGGCCCCGTGACAGCAGAGGAGATAGCCGAAGCGTGTAAGCGTATACCAGCGTATGTCACGTCCCTACCGAATTTCTTCCGTAACTTCAAGTCAGGGAAGAGTCCGTTGCTCGACGCGATAGCCGAGATGCGTACCGGAAAGAAGGTTCCCTTCAAGCCGGTTGCCAAGATCGAGAAGAGCGATAAGGATGAGATGGTAGCTGACCAGATTTTCCAAGATGCACTGAAGATGATAAAGCGAATGTACCAACGGTTTGATTTTAGTGAGCCGGTAGTGGCCGCATTATGGAAACTCCACAACTGGTATCTGGAACATAGGAAAGATTTGGTTGAGCAGGATAAACGGTATGGCACTATCATAGGTAGGAATGCCATGCTGGGGCTTGCGGAATTCCTTGGGAGAATGGCGGCGAGAAAGAATAGGACACCATATCCTGCCGACCTTGTGCTAGGGTCGCCGTATTGGGATGAGTTCGCATTGTCGGTGAAGAAGTCGATAGGGGTGAAGATCGTGTTTGATGAAGCATTGTACAATAGGGCTGACCAGCGAGGGGATCAGTTAGAGAGATTGTTTGAGCAGAGGCCAGACGATTATGCTTGACTTTTCCCTGAAGTTGTAGTACACTATTTATATCAACGAGGAGGCGTACATGAAGTTTAATTGTGGCGATCAGGTTTATTGGGAGATTCCAGTAGGGGGGGTGAATATAGAGCGGGCAGGAGTTGTAGTGGCTGTGGTGCCTGCTGGTGCCGATCCGTATGAACATACTCCAGAAGGCATGTTTTGTAAACTGAATGGCTCTATTCGGGAAGACGAATCATATCTCATACGGGTTCCGGGAATATCCTATGTATTCTGGCCGCGTGTAGGGAAATTGTCTGCCTTGACTACTGAAAAGGCATATATATTGGACACACAACCAAAGGTTACAAAGCATTATATAATCAAAACAGTGGATCATTCTGATCGGCTGTCGATACTGGCCATTGCAATGCTGATGGAGGATGAAGTAGTTCAGACCAAAGATTTGATTGAAGTGCGCGCATGGCGTCGAAGATTCTGGTTTGACACTGACAAAGGTGTTGAGTTTATCCATTCCATCGATTCGTGGTGACACCAGTGCGTAAAACAGGAGTGGGCTTAGTAGTGCTGGCGATCCTGACATCTATTGGGGCAAGTGCATACTTACCTCTTCCATTTGAGGTTGTGTACGGAGACAAAATGGATGATATTGGCATAGTAGACTTCACTCCGTCCCCTCTCGACAGAGTACCGGAAGCCATTCGAGAAAAGCTGGTTTTTACTTGCATGGAGTATAATATCCCCCTTGAATACTTTATCAATATGGTAGAGTGGGAGTCAGGGTTTGATCCAGAAAAGATGAGTGGCCCTAATACTAATGGCTCCTATGATATTGGATTGGTGCAAGTAAATTCCAAATATGTGAAGTATTTTGGGTGGAAGTACAATATAGAGGGATTTTGCCCTAGTAATGTCAATGATGCATTGGAATTCGCCGGAAAGCATTTGGCGTTTCTATATGATCAAACGGGGGACTGGAAATTGGCATTCGCTTCGTATAATGCCGGGTTGGAACGAGTACTTAGTGGGGATATTCCGGCATCGACTATTGAGTATGTTAATATCATTTTTGGGAGGATGTAGAGTTCATGCGAGCATCGTCTACGAGGACTAGGACACACATGGAGATTGGGGTTCGAGTCCTCCGTTCGCTACCGTAGCATTAGGTAATGCACCATGTGGACGTTGGTTCGAACCCAACTGCTCGTATATAGGGATTTTTGGATGTAGTTATACCGATAGGTATAATCATAGTTATACGGACGGCAAAAGGCATAACAAGTTATGCCTACAATCCGCAAAGGAGAAAGAATTGGAAATAAATAAATGCTACAATGAAAACTGCCTTGACACTATGGCAAGGATGCCAGACAACTTTATTGACCTAACTGTGACAAGCCCTCCTTATGACAATCTGAGAACCTACAATGGCTATAGTTTTGATTTTGAGGCAGTAGCTAAAGAGCTATATAGAGTGACAAAGCAAGGCGGGGTTGTGGTTTGGGTTGTTGGTGATGCTACGATTAAAAGAAGCGAAACGGGTACTTCGTTTAGACAAGCATTATTTTTTAAGGAATGTGGTTTTAATCTGCATGACACTATGATATATCATAAAAACTGCCTACCTAAAAACCATAACAGATATGAGCAGGATTTTGAATATATGTTTGTGCTCTCTAAAGGAGCACCAAAAACATTTAATCCTATCCGTGTGCCTTGCTTGTACCCAGAAAAAGAAACAGCACGACAAAACAGCTATTTCTCTAAAACAGATGAAGTAAACAGGGCGGCTCGATCAGAAAAGAAAAGGAAACCTGTTGGTGTAGATAAGATAAAAGGTAATATCTGGAGAATAAATGCCGGGGCAGGACATTCTACACAAGACAAAATCGCTTTTCAACACCCCGCTATATTTCCAGAACAATTAGCTAACGATCATATCATATCATGGAGCAATGAAGGAGACTTGGTTTACGACCCCTTCATGGGCTCAGGAACCACAGCTAAAATGGCAATGCTCAATAAGCGTAACTGGATCGGTTCTGAAATATCAGAAGAATATTGTAAGATAATAGAAAGACGTATAACAACTGCTTCAACCTGACTAAACAAACATAAGGAGGACAAGATGAAGAAGGTTATTTTTGTGATTCTGGCGGCTGTTATGGTGGCAGTATCCATCACTGGTTGCGTCAACGATGCAACTGTGGCTAGAGCTAATCTTGAGAGAGAGGAACAGAATTTCAATGTGTACCGCCGTGTTGTGTTCTACAATGGCATCAACGGTGAGTATATTCTCACCATAGAGGGTAGGCTTGCTATTATCGTTGATAGCGACGGTGATCTTGTCGTCACGGTAAAAACGGATAGTGGGGAGTACCTGAAGCACTACCTTGGCCTGTCGGATAACGTGACGTACTTTTCTGAGGCACTTGAGGCTAGTGCCGTATCTACTTCGCATTATAGGGTGGTCTTTAAGCCATCGGTGATCGTGCCGAGTATAGATGTGAGGTAGAATATGGAACTTCGACCATACCAACTTGAGTCTATAGCTGTTATTAGATTACTTGGAAACGCTTTCGACGACTGGGACGACGTAGACATTGCATCATTTTATTCCGATTGGTCTGAGGAAACTTTTTGTGCTGGATGGATTGCTATGGGCGAAAAGATGTTCTATGAATATGCAACATCTCGTCCCATTGACAGGTGGGGAGAAGAGGATGGGCAGATCAAAAGTACCCTATGAAGACTTGGTGAAGTGTAAACGCAATAAGGGCAAGGATGTTCGGGTGACGCTTGCATCTGGATTGGTGTATGAAGGCACGATATGGAAGGTGCTCATGCCTAAAAAGAATGGGCTTGATCCATCGCTCCACATCAAGATATGGAATGGTGGGTTGGCGTCTAAGAATAGGCGAGGGATGCCTTCGGGGATCATACAGCCGTTCAGAGCGTCGTCTATCGTTAGATTTGAGTATTTGTGGGAGGAGGTACAGAATGGATAATGCCTTTGAAGAGCGGCTATCTGTGCTGATTAGGGAATACATAGCCACTAAGTCCATAGATGTAGAAACAGAGGGATACGATACCCCTAGAGGATTCGCAGAAGGCGAAATGTGGTCATTTATTTCATTTTTACAGAGTAAGGGAATGGATATGAGACAGCTCGACATAATTTATGCCGGATATTATACTTGACTTCTAGCTGAAATAGTAGTATAGTATCTATAAGGTTTTAGAAGGGGGAGAAAATGGTACTACAGATTGAGATTAAGGAAAAGAGCGCTGAGACTATTAAGGAATGTGCTCTTCGGATAGTTGACGCCATTAGAGACGTTGGCTTTGATGTACAGAGTGGTGGTGTGCTGTATGATCTGATTAGGGGCTGTGGGTGCTCAGTAGAGGAGATATCAGAGCACGGTAGGGCT